GCCGAAATCGGAGCTATCTACGGCTCGGCAAAAATCGGAGATATCTGCGGCTCGGCAAAAATCGAAGCTATCTACGGCTCGGCAAAAATCGGAGATATCTACGGCTCGGCAAAAATCGAAGCTATCTGCGGCTCGGCAAAAATCGGAGATATCTACGGCTCGGCCGAAATCGGAGATATCTACGACTCGGCCGAAATCGGAGCTATCTACGACTCGGCCGAAATCGGAGCTATCTACGGCTCGGCAAAAATCAGAGCTATCTGCGGCTCGGCAACCGTCATAACAAGCAAAAATGTTGTCTGGAAAAATAAAAAGTCTGTTTGCATAAAAGACGAGGCGGTATTGATTGACCGGTACAACAAAAAGATCTATCATTCCGGAGCATTTGAAACGGTTATTGCAGGAGGGCAAAAAGATGAGTAAGGATATTATTGTACTTGAGCAGCTGCCGGTCATTCGTCAGAATCTTATGGCGATCAAGGCAGAGGTAGACACGCGGACGGCACGGGCGGCAAGCCTTATCTGCACGGAGGACACCGTCAAAGAGGTCAAAAAAGAGCGTGCGGAGTTAAACAAGGAGTTTACGACGCTCGAAAACGAGCGCAAGCGCGTCAAATCCGCGATATTGAAGCCGTATGAAGAGTTTGAAGCAGTCTACAAGGACTGTGTTTCGGCGGCCTACAAGGCAGCGGATGAGACGTTAAAGGGCAAGATTGCTGACGTTGAAAACGGTTTGAAGGCAGAGCGGCAAGCGGCGTTCAACGAGTATTTCGAGCGCAAGCGCGTTGAGACGGGTATTGACTTTGTTTTTCCGGAGCAGGTTGGCGTGAAGATAACGCTTTCGGGAAGTGCCGAGGGCTACAAGCAAGCGGCAGACTCGTTTTTTGACAAGGTTATGGCGGAGCTTAGCACGATTGACAAGATGACCGACAAGGATGAGATTTTATACGAGTACAAGCAGACGCTTGATCTTGGGCAGGCAATTGCGGCGGTGACCAACCGCAAGGCGGCGTTAAAATCTGCGGAGGCCGAAAAGAGTGTGCCACGTGTGGACGCTGTACCGGAAGCAGACGATTTACCGGATTTTCCGGGCGATTTGGCTGATCTTCCGCCGCTGCCGGATGTGGAAGAACCGACGATTTTTGAAGAGCCGGAAAAGGATTATCAGCTCCATGTAGTTTGCGGGAAGTCGGCTTTTGTGGAGATCGCAGCGTATTTGGACAGACTTGGCATCAAGTGGGAGGTAAAATAAAATGAAATTTAGAGACTTAAGGGCGGACGAAATCGACATCCGTGTGCAGAGCGTAAAGACCGACAAGGACGGAAATCCGAAAGGCGTTATCTTACTATTGTACAAAAACGCGCGGTGCGATATGAACATCCTTGACGAGACGGTCGGCGCGGAAAACTGGCAGCGCGAACATTATGAGTGCAAAGGGAATCTGTTCTGCCGTGTGGGTATCAAGTGCGGCGACACCTACGTTTGGAAATCCGACTGCGGATCGGAAAGCAACACGGAAGCCGAAAAGGGTGAAGCTTCCGACAGCTTTAAGCGTGCTTGCTTTAACTGGGGCATTGGCCGCGAGTTATATACATCGCCGTTTATCTGGATTCCGGCAAACCTTTGCAAAAAGATTGTACCGAGCGGCAAAGACAAATACGGAAAGCCTTCTTTTGCCTGCAACGACAAATTCGGTGTTGCGAAGATCGTCATAAAGGACAAAAAAATCACGGAGCTTGCTGTTTACACGGAAACGCCGACAAACATTTGCTTTACCTTTGGACAAGCACAGGCTGCGCCCAAACGTGCGGCACAGCCGAAGCAACCGGAAAACACGGCACCGGCAGACCCGAGTGATGCGCCGTTTGACCCGGCGGACATGCAGCCGCAAATGGCGACAAAAGAGCAGTGCGAATACATTACAAAGGTATATGGCGACCGGCTCGGCGATTTTTTGAAGTGGGCGCGTGTGGACACGATGGACAAGCTCAGCTACAGTGTAGCGGCGCGCGCGGTAGACATGCTTGCCAAGAGGGCGGCAAATGCCAGCGCGTGAGTTAAAGGCCGAGGTCATCGGCTATGACGGTCACCTTGTGACGCTGAGGGCGGTCTGTGATGACATTGATTTTATGATTGACCACAAGGTCAAGACCGGGACAGTCATTTTGGACGACGGATTACACATTTCCGGCAAGCAGATGCGGGCAATCCATGCGACGTTTAGGGATATTGCGGAGTTTACCGGCAACCCGGACGAGCTGACCAAGACAAGCTTAAAGTTAATGTACGCCAAGGCCAAAGGGATTGACTTTTTTAGCTTTGCCGACCTTACCATGACGGCGGCAGGAGAGTTTTTAGACTGGTTGCTTGCATGGTGCGTCGCAAACGACATACCGCTCTCGGAAAAGATTGCGGCACGGTGTGACGATATTAGGCGCATCATGTATGCGTGTCTTTTGCACAAACGGTGCGCTGTTTGCGGCGCACCGGCCGATCTCCACCATGTGGACGCCATCGGCATGGGCGGTGACCGGGAAGAGGCGCACCACGGTGGGCGGCTTGCCATGAGCTTATGTCGAGCACATCACACCGAAGCGCACACGATCAGTTTTCCGGTGTTCTGCGAAAAATATCACGTCGAGCCGGTGAAGATTGACCGGAAAATAGCACGCAAGCACAAATTATTATATTAAGGAGTTTACGAAAATGGCAGGATATGGATTTAACAAAGTGATTTTAATTGGCAACTTAACGGCAGACCCGGAGCTAAAAACGACGCAGACCGGCATTCCGGTGGTGTCCTTTAGCATTGCGGTCGGCCGCCGATATGCGAAGGACACAGACGATGTCAAGGCAGATTTTATCAACATTGTCTGCTGGCGCAAGTCGGCGGAGTTTGTGGCGCAGTACTTCCGCAAGGGCAAAAAAATCCTTGTCGAGGGACAATTACAGACGCGCTCGTATGTGGCAAATGACGGCTCGAAACGGTATGCGACGGAGGTTGTAGCGGACAACGTATCCTTTGTGGAGAGTGCCGGAAGCGGTGCACAGGGTATGACGGGACAGGCTGCAAGCACTGTGTATCCCGGGACGGCAACCGCGGCGAAGGATATAAAATACACGCAGGCTCCGATGGTGGCGCAGACGCTGCCGGAAGCGGACTTAATGGTTGTTGGTGATGAGGACGAGTTACCGTTTTGAGGTGGGTTAAGTGGCAAAAAAGAGATTTGCTATACAGTTGGACGAGGATTTTCTTGACGGCAGGATAGCTGCAAATCTAAACGCGTTTAAGCTGTTTTTATACCTGTTGCGCAACGCGGGACGAGAGCCGCAGAAAATTGGAGGTCTGACCTTGGAAAGAGGCTGTATTTTGACTAACAAAGCAAAGCTGCAAAAAGAGGTTGGACTAAATATGCAGCCGCTTCGGACGGCGTTACAGATTTTATCCAAATCGGGTGAGCTGACGATGTTAAAAAATGGTCGCGATGCGGTTTACTGTTTGCCAAATTACGACAGGTTTTGCGGCAAGGCAACAAGAAACTATCAAGATTCTAACAAGATTCTAACAACTTCTGCAACAACTTTGCTAACAACTTCGGGACAGCCGAAAAAGCCAGGTTTTAACGGGGTTTCAGACACTTGCCAAAGCGGGGAGCTAACAACTTTACTAACAACTTCAGCAACAGCTTTCCAACAAGATTCTAACAACTTTCTAACAGTTTCGGAAAGAGAAAACGAAAAAGAAAACGAAAAAGAAAAAAGAACCAAAAAAGAAAAAGCTAAAGAAAAAGATAAAGAGAAAGTATATATATATAATACTCTCTCTCTCAGCGCGCGCACGCGCGAGGCAAGCGGCGAGGGCGAGGACAACACCGACGACATATCGCTTTTGAAAAGCTATGGGAAATACGGCAATGTACGTTTGACGCAAGAAGAGCACGACGAGCTTTGCGGCGAGTTTGGCAAAGATGTGGCAGATGGAGCGATAAACATCCTTGACGGGCACATCAAAAAGCGTGGTGCGGCCTTTAAGTCGGAGTGTCATGCGGTGGACATCCGCGAATGGTGTGTAAGCAAGTACAAACGTTTACAGGCAGAAAAAGCGGCGCTTGAAAAAATAACGCCGCAGGAATATCCGGCGGACTACATACGGATGGTTATGCGTGTGACAGGTGTAGAGCGTGCATTGACACGCCCGGAACTTGCGTGCGTTGACCGCTGGAAAGCAGATGGAATATCCGAGGATCTACTGACGCTTGCATACGAAAAGACGGTTGCCAAGATAAACAAGCCGCATTTTGTTTACATGGACAAGATGCTTGCCGGATGGCAGGAAAAGGGGTTAAGCACGCCGGGCGAGGTTGACGAGTATTTCAAAAACCCGGACAACCGGGTGCTTAGCGGCACGGTCGAAAACGACCGGTTAGACTTTAGCTTGGATGAGATTTTCGAAAGGCCGTAACGGCCGGAAAGGACTAAAAAATGCATTATCCATACAGCGACCCGAGTGACCGGTTTGCGGACTGCCGGTATAGGGAGTGTGAGCCGGAGCTTACACACACGATTTGTCCGCTTTGCGGTGAGCGCATTGCCGTGGACGAGGAAATTGTCACGGTAGACGGCGGCAATGTGACGTATCACAAAGAATGCTTTGAGAGCGACCCGTGGGAGGTTTTAGAGCCGCTGGGGGTTGAGCTTGGCACGATGCCGGAGGAAATGCCGGAGGATGAGGAGTTTTATAATGCAATTACAGAGTTTTGCGATTGAGAAGACGCCGTTTCCGGACAAGAAATACAGCGTTATATATGCCGATCCGCCTTGGGAATATCGGCAAGGCGGCAGAGGTTCAGCCAAAAAACATTACAAGACAATGAGCGCGAAGGCGTTGTCTCAAATTCCTGTACGTGATATATGCACAGACGATTCAGTTCTTTTTATGTGGGCGACTTTCCCAAACTTACCGGACGCGTTCGACGTGATGGCGGCATGGGGGTTTACCTACAAAACGGCAGCGTTTGTTTGGGTGAAACAAAACAAAAAAACGCCGTCCTTGTTTATGGGTGGCGGATTTTACACGAGAGCAAACGCTGAGGTTTGTTTACTCGGAACAAGCAAAAAAACCAAGGCAAAATCGGTTGTAGTATCGCGAAGTGTACGGCAAATTATCGTTTCGCCTGTGCGCGAACACTCAAGGAAACCGGCAGAAACGAGACGTCGAATACAAGAGCTTATGGGCACGAATCACTCTTACATAGAGCTTTTTGCAAGGAATACGACACCGGGATGGGACACATGGGGCGATGAAGTGAACAAATTCGATGGAGATGGATTTGCAGATGCAGAGTTTTGCGATTGAGCAGCGGTTACCGGGGTTAAACGAGTACATAAACGCGCTAAACATCAACCGCTACAAGGGCAACGCGCTTAAGCGTGAGGCACAGGACGCGATCGGGCTTGCGATAAAGCGGGCGCGATTAGAACCGGTAACGGAATACCCGGTTTTCGTTTTATTTGAATGGCACGAAAAGACGAGGCGCAGAGATCTTGACAACATTGCAAGTGCCAAAAAGTTTATACTTGACGCGCTGCAGGAGTGCGGAATATTGGAGGGTGACGGGCAAAAGCAAATAGTCGGTTTTTCCGACAGGTTTGTTGTTGGCGACGGCTGGGATGGGTGTGTTGTAGTTATATCCTTTGGAGATGCCGAGAAATCCTCGGAAGCTGTCAGGTAGAAAGGACGTGACAAAGATGGCGGATTGTGAGAGATGTACACGAGCCGGGCGGTGCATTACCGAGAAAGGTATGCGCGGAAGCAGTCGGGTATGTCCGATGTTTGTGAGCGGTGAGCCGGAGGAAAAGCTGTTAGCGTGTCCGTTTTGCGGTGCGCCGGGAAAGATTGTGGACTTGTTAATGGGCGAGATGTATGTCGCGACGTGCGAAAACGGGATTAACTGTGTACGGTCGATGCCGTATGCAAATCGGGCGGATGCGGTAAAAATTTGGAACAGGAGGGTACAAAATGACTTGTAAAGACTGTTTGCACTATGGTGCATGTAAAAATTTGTTAGAGACGATGCAAATCGTCATGGATGAAAAAGCCGAGGATATAGAGAATCGGTGCAAAGGATTTGAAAAGCGCGGTAACTGGATCTGTTTACCAGCGGATATCGGAAAGCTGGTATATGCCATTGCAGAGCCGTGCGGAGGTTGTCCGCATTATGATGAGCTGCCGACGGAAGAAAACACTGAAGCGTGCCGAAAATGCAGAAAACGTAAGGTTATTTGCGTAAACTTTGATTATGACCTTATACCGGAATGGGGTAAGACGGTTTTTGCGACGAAAAAAGAAGCGGAAGACGCATTTGCAAAAATGAAATTGCTTTAGGTTGGAGTGATTTTGAATGACTGCAAGAGGAAAAACGAAAATCTTATGCGCTATTGCGGTGCTTATCCTATCGGCGGCAGCCTTAACGGGCTGCACGGAAGCGGACAAGGTAAACAGCAACTTAAACCAACAGGCCGACCGATTTGAGGTAGAACGCCGCGTGACGGTATACAATGCGCGTACCGATACGGTTATTTTACAGGTTGAGGGGTATTTATCTCTGTCAAACAACTCTTCCGGCGAGTTAGTCATCACATGTAAGACCGGCGCTGGAGTGTACAAAAAGAACTATGTGTATTTGACCGAAAACACGCTTTACTGCATGGAGGACATCACAGGAACGCACACGGATCCGTATCACTACAAGTGGTACTGGCACACGAGCATTTTACCGGATGTTGAGATTGTGCCGTAACGCGGCAAGTTACCGGCAAGTTAAAACGCCGCCGGGATGATGTTCCGGCGGTGTGGAAAGGAAAACAACAGATGAAAACAACAAGACAAGCTGAATTTTTGAAAATGTATCCGAATGCGTCAAAGTCACGCGGTATTTTAGAGATATGTCCGCGAGATATAGAAAAAAATCGAAGCTGTCCCTATTATACGCCGTGTTTAGGCTGCAGAAAAGAATTTTGGCTCTCGGAAATAGAAATACCGGACAAAGCAGAACGGTTATTGCAAAAAATGCAACAACCACCGGGACAAGAAGCAAAGCTTGACAAGGGAAAAATGCGGATTAGCATTGTGCCGTTACAGATAATATCGGACATTGCGGAGGTACGCGAGTACGGTATTGCAAAGTACAAGGATCCGGACAACTGGAGGCGTGTTGACATTGAGCGTTACGCCAATGCGCTATTTCGGCATTTTGCGGCGTTTTTACGTGACCCGAGGTCGGCAGACGCTGAGAGCGGTATTGCACATTACAAGCACATGGCGTGCAACATAGCTTTTATTTGTGAGCAGATGGCCGGACGGAGGTATACGGACAATGCAAACAGGTGCGTTGTATGTGGCGAGGTTATCCCGGAGGGGTTGCAGATTTGTAAGAGCTGTGCGGCAAAAAGTGAGGGAAAAGCATGAAGGCACGGATTTCAAAGTTAACGTGTGCGCAAAAGGCGGAGATTGCAGACGAGGCACGGCGGCAGATTGACAGGATCATGCCGATGGTAGTACAAAACGTTGAGGCGATTATTTTATGGCAGCTACACGAGCAATGCGGATTTGGCAAGCGTCGGCTTATGCGTTTTTTCGACGAGACTGCCCCGATGATTGAGGGGATGTTAAGTTACTACAATTTTAAGACGGACGAGGACGCGATTTGGTTATGCAAGCACAACCTCAAAGAGATGGGCATTGATTTAGATGCGATCAAGGGTCCGTTTTACGGCAAGTTAGAGGTTGATATCAAGTAGCAAAACGGGAAGCGGCAGAAAGGAGAAGCGATGACGGTCAAAGACTTATCCGGATATCACGATTTATCACGGTACATAGCGGCGTTGGAATGCGAATTACAGGAGTTACGTTCCAAGGCTTATGGTGCGCCGTCTGCTTTTAGTGGGATGGCGAGTGGTGGGCATGGTGGTTGTCCGAGTGATCGTGTTAGTCTGTATGCGGCGGCGATTGTTGACAAGGAGCAAAAGATAAAACGGGCGAAGGCGGACTGTGAGGCGGAGCGCGAACGGATATTTAAGTACATTACGGAGGATGTTTCGCAGCGTGACAAATTGGTAGCATCGATGATGTACTGGCGGTTTATCCAGCGTTTATCATGGCCGCAGGTTGCTGTTCGGGCGCGGTTACCTAAGGGAGCGGCCTGCCGGATGATGATTTCGCGGTATTTGGACAAGTGGGGATAAAACAAAAAGCACCGGGAAACCGGTGCTTTTTGGGTCTTACGGAGGCAAGCTTTGTCGTGTCATCTTTCGCGTCATCTTTTCGTCCAAAATACTGGATTTTAGCTAAAATGCTACTGGTAACAGTGATAACGATAGTTGTATTTCAATCCACTCCGTAAGCCATCTTTACTATAGCATACATTTTTCGATTTGTCAAGAGGTTATTTTAGATATTTTAAGGTATCGGCGATATAGAGTTTAACATATATCGGGCATTCACGCTCATCGTAGCACCATTTTTGCAATGTCTTATACGATACACAAAGCTCAATTGCTGCATCTGTCATTTGGCGGTCGCCAAGCATTGACGCTATGGGGTCATGGCAGATATGCCACAGGCGGCGTAGGTCGTTGCATAACTTATTCGTGATTTTCGCGCTTTCAAATTCTTCGGATAGTGCGACGTCCGACATAAAAGCGTCCGGATCGTCGTATTCCATCACCTCCATAATTGCTTTGTAACGTTGTTTCGCTGTCATAATAATTGCCCTCCTTAATTATTTTAATTTTTATGATTATTCGTCGTCTTTGTCGACGTCGTCGTCTTGGATGCAATACCATGCGATACAGTTTCCGCCTCCGTAGACATCGTCATCGTCATCATAGATGCGATATTCGCTGCCGACGGAATCGGCATCTGCTTCGAGGTCTCCGCAGCGGACGCAGCTGCGCAAGTTGGCTTTTGTATTGTCGTAAGAGCAACTGGGCGCATTGACGTCGATGTCCGATTCGCATATCCAGCCGCTCCCGTCTTCCCATACTTTGCAAGTCAATGTATATCTTGCAAACGGTTCGCCGCGTTCGTCGCGCAGGTATGTGTCGATATAATGATTGGCACGGGCGACATCGCTTGCGGCGTATTCATCATCTTCGTCATATTCGTTCGGACACTGTATCCATTGGGGGTCTTTATAATCGATATTGTCGATGATAGCGTGGATCTGTTTATACAGATCGCTGGTTTCGGGATTGTCTGCTTTTATGATATGGGAGTCGACAAGGTCGTTCCCGTCTTTGACGGTATCCGGGACAAAGTCCCAATCCGGAGAGATTGACACGATCCACGGTTCCTCGAGGCATCTAAACTGAGCGTCGTACAGGGTGTGTTCGGAGGTTGTACCTTTGTAGGTGAGGTTGACAGTTGTCTTTTTCATGGTTCATTTTCCTTTCGTTTTTCGCTTTGCGGTTTTGATGATTTGATTATAGCACACTACAAGTCCGATAGACCGGACTTATGATTTGCACGGGCTTGTGACCGTGTTGCCGCATTACCGCGCCTCTCGGCGCGTCACTCTGCGTTAAGCAAATTTAAGCAAGTCGATTATGGCACTGGCGTTGGTTTCGGTTTTGAGGACGTAGAGTTTTGCGATATCATAATATTCCATTATTTCCGCTTTTAGTTTTTCAACGTCTCCGTTGTAAGACTGATCTGCTTCCTCTTTTAGCATTTTGAGGTAGTTGTCATCGGCGATGCCTTTACAAAAATCGTCCAAGGCCTCGAGTCGACTTGGGGCACATTTTGCAAGGTATCTGTCTCTGAGGTTGTTTGCGTAATTGATTTGCTTTTCGCTTTTTCCTTCAACGGTCGGAAAACCGTATTTCTCGATGATGGTTTTTGCTTTTTCGGCGTTTTTCTTGGCGATTCTTTCGCGGTAGCAATCTCTGCATTCGGTGTAATTTTTTTCAGCGTAATCCTCAAATTGGTTGGCGTCTTGGCGGTTGTAGCAGATTTTTGTGACCTCAAAAATTTTTCCGCATTTTGCGCACGTGCATTTTGCTGTTGCTTTTGCCATTTCTTTTTACCTCTGTCTTTCATTTTTCTTTCTGTAACCCTTCCTGATTACGTATATATTATATCCCCCAATGGGGGAATTGTCAATAGGTTTTGCTAAAATTTTTATAAAAAGTTTTCGACAAAACGTTAAAATGCAAATTTTGTGCGTTTTGTGCGCTTTGTTAATGTATACTATATATAGAGAGAGAGCTGCTTTCGGGCGGCTCTCCTTTTTGTGCCGGACACAATGGCCGGTGGTTGGGACATGGCGGGACAGATACTAAGGTAATATTATGGGGCATATATTGCCCGCGGAAGGAGCAAAAACATGGCATACAATTATTTTCCGGCGGCGTTAAACATTGCCGCCAAAAAAAAGCAATGGGATGCGGCAGCGGCAAAAGGTGAGGATGTGACCGCAATTGCCGACGGCGCAAAGCAATACTATGACGAGTTACGCAACGCCGGGCGCAGTGACATTGCGGACAAATTAGAGCGGACGAGCGGCAAAGATGTGGACGGGTACATCAACTCGCTTGCGTCCGGGTATGACCCTCGCAAGGACATGGAGAGCATCAGCAAGCAAAAATACATTTGGAGTGAGGCGGCAGGCTCCGGCAACAAAGATGGTGCCAAAGCCGCCGAAAACACGGCCAAGGCATATTATGACAGTTTACGTGCAAACGGTTACGGTGATATTGCGGACAAGCTCAAAGGGCTTAACTCGATTGACGCGGGAGCATATGTAAGACAATTTACGCCGGTGCAAAGCGGTGCTCCCGGCGTGCAGAGCAAATATGCGGTCAAGGCGGTAAACCCATCCTACAGTCCGGACAAGGCGGCACAGGGTATCTATAAGTATAAGGTAGACTGGGCGGACGCAAAATCGCGCGGCGGTGACACCAGTCAGATTGAGGCGGGTGCAAGCAAGCTATACAAGGAGCTGGAGGACAACGGTTACGGCGATGTTGCCAACCATTTATCCGGTATTGGTGCGTCGGAGGCGGCCGAATACATTAAGCGTTTTACGCCGCAATATGAGGGCACGGCAGAGGGCAACCAGCGCAAGAGCAATGATGTTTATGCCGTCGGCAAAGAGTACGGGTCGGACATACGCGGCTCATATGACAAGGTATATGACAGCAACATTAACGTAAATCCGGTAGAGACCGGATACGGAAAGAGCGTTATGGCGGCATACGGCAACGCGGCGGACGCGGCCTACGGAAAGACGCTTGGTGGTGGCACCGAGGATGCCGGAGGCAATACGGACAGTTATGCGGCGGCAAACGCCAACCGCCAAAAGGCGGCGATACTTGCCAAGGGCAATGCGGACATCCTTAATTATTACAATGCGATCAGCGGCCGCGCGAATGAGTGGGCAGGAGGCAAAGCGGCGTCTTTATCGCAAAATTTAGCGCAGTTACAGGGCAACGTGGATAATGACCGGGCGGCGCGGCAGACCGACAATCAAAATGATTTACAGGCGTATTTAGGCGAGCTGTCGGCGCGGACGAGTGCGGCGCAGGCGGCGGAAGAGACGCGTCAAAAAGAGGCGGAGTTACAAAACAAGCTCGATGTAGCCAACGTTAACGCGGATGCGACAAAGTACAAGTCTGACAATGACCTCAAAGGCACGACATACACGTCGGATAACAATCTCAAGGGCAAAACCTATGCGGCAAACAAGAGTTATGCGTCGACGGTTTATCGGACTAACAACAGCAAAAAAAAGGCGGCTGACGATGATGAGGCCGGGTTAGAGTTTACGCGGACGACGACACAAATATTAAATGACGCAAAAGAGCGGGCAAAAGTGAGCGGCTACGATGCAAACGGCAACACGGTTTGGACAGTTGACCCGGATTTGTATGCGCAAAATATACAGGCTCTTTTGGATGACCCAAGCTACAAGCTTTCGGAACGCAAGGCGTTGGCACAGGCTTACAAGGAATCGACCGGAAAGACGCTGTCGATAAAGTCGGACAATGATTTGATATATTCCGGCATTCCGGACGGCATTAAGCGACGCGCAGCGAATCAGCCGTCGGATTATGATTTGCAAAACTATGTGCTTGATTTACTGGATGCCGGGACAATTGATGAAAAGCAGGCAGAGGCGTTATTAGACAAGCACGGCGCATTGGATGACGACATTGTAGATTAACGAGGTACACGGATATGGCATTAAATGTTGAAAAGCTTCGCGCAAAAGCGGGAAAAAAGCCGGTCGGAAAGCCGGTCGGCAAGGAGGTTGCTGCGCAATACTATGCGCGGCAAGAGGCGGCAAAAGGCATAAATACGGCACAGACCGGCAATTCGGCAGTCGGCACGGGAAATGCGGCCGGGACTGGCACGGCAAGTGTTCCGGCAAGTGTTCCGGCGAGTGCGCCGGTGGATGAGGTATCGTCTGCACGGGCGTATTTAGACAGTTTAGCGGTGCAGTTAAACACGGACGCGTCAAACAGCAATGCGTCGCAAAGTCCGGCGCGGATAAGTGGCGATTTACGCGGCGTTGCGAAGGAAGGCTTATCCGGTGCGTTTGGCAAGGATTTACCGAGCGGTGCACCTGCGGTGCGTCCTGCCATGCAAAAGTCGGTGGAGGAGTACAAGGCGGCAAATGAGGCGGCGGAGGTATTAGCCGCAAGCGGAAAGCTGTCGGACAAGGACATAGGTACGTTAAACAAGGCGTACAATACGGCTGTTTCCGATGCAATCGCGTACGACGCGGCTGTAGCACGGCAAGCTCCGACGGACTTTGCAAACAAGGTTGACAAGCTCCAAAGCAAGCCGGTAAGCGGTGTTCGGCATGACATATACACGGCGGCACGTCCGATGGAGGCTATTGGCGGTGCGGATGGCGCAAAGATGAGCTATGACGAGATTCGGGCGGCCAATGAGGACTTTAACAAGCGTTACACGGCCATGTACAAGGACTATTTAAGCGGCAGGGTGACGGCGGCTGACATGGCGGCTTTGGGCAAGGACAAGGCAAAGTTAGACAAGGACAACAACGCGTTTTTAGCGTCGGCGCAGGATTCCTTCGCACGGGCGGTAAACAAGGCTTATGTTAAGTATGTTCCGCGTGTTGACCGGATGGAGGTTAAGCAGCAAATCGTTCCGCGTGGCTACGACGGGACAAAAGCGGATGCAGCGGAGGCGGACTTACAGAGCCGGTATATGGACGTTTATGCCAAATTTTTACGCGGCGAAGCCACCGAAAAGGAGCTTGCGGAGCTTAAAGGCAAGGCTTTGGCGGTCAAGGCGCAAAATGAGGCGTTCTGGGAGACAACAGACGGGATCATTGAGTACGGTAAGAGGTTACGCGCTAATCGCGAGACCTTAAAAAAAGATTACGAAACTGCGAAAAAAGCAGAAGTCGAAGCTCAAAATGCCTACAGAGATGCTCGTACCAATGCTATAAAAGCTGGCAATGGTACACTTACAGTCGGCGATTTGACGCAGATGGAAGAGGCAAAGGCGGCACGAAAAGCGGCTGAAGCGGCGTATGAAGCGGCAAACAAAGCCGTAAACCTCAACGATTTACAGCATGAATATGCGGTAAAATACAAGCAGGCGTACGAAACTGCGCTCGCCATGAACAACGGCAGTCCAATTATGCAAAAAGGATTTGGATACACGCCGAAGGACATAGACGAGATTGACGGCATTTTGAAAAAGTGGCAGAGAGACCACACGACATATAGACGCGACAATACGGACACAAAGAGCAAGTACGATTTACTGCGCGTATACGGCAATTCCGAAGAAAAGCAGATTTTTGCGTTTGTGCTGGAAAAGGACGGCAAAGATGCGGCAAAAGAGTATTTGGACTTTATCCGGCCGTTGATGGACATACGCTATGCGGCCAAAACAGCAAACGATTACAGCAAAGCAAACTTTTTCGGAAAAATGGGACTTGGCTTTACGACGCAGGCGGCTGGCGGTTTATCCGATTTTAGTGCTGGTCTTACAGGTGTTGGCAAGGCATTAATCGGTGACACGAGTTACACGTTCCCGACGACGGCGCAGAGTGTGGCGAGTGGTGTCAGAGAGGCGGAGAGTGGCGCGGTTGCCGGTGCTGCGATGGACATTATTCGCTCGACGGCAAACATGGCTCCGTCCATTGCGGTTGGTGCGGCGTTATCGGCTGCCGGTATGCCGGGTGCTGCTTTGATACAGAGCCTTTCGTTTGGCGGCAGTGCCGGCGGAAACGCGTACATACAATCGATCAACGATGGCAAGGGCTACGGCGAGGCGGTTTTATATGGTGCGGTTGTCGGCACGAGCGAGGTATGCTTAGAGCGTGTGCTGGGTGGTATTGAGGGACTGGGCGGCAAGGGTGTTTCCCGTTTTATGGAGACCAAGGCTGGAAAAGCCGTACAGGCGCGGTTATCCTCCTTTTTATCCAAGTTCGGCACGACGGCAAAGGGACGGACGGCACTCGAGGTATTCAACGCGACAGGTCGTTTTTTGAGCAACAACACGGCGGAGGGTTTAGAGGAGTTTACGCAAGATATGCTTGACCCGATTTTCCGAAACGTGATTTTCGGTGAGGACAATGCTGTTTTCACGCAGGAAAACTTTGACAATGCGATGTATTCGTTCTGCGTCGGGTTTTGGAATGCCGGGTTACTCAACGCCACGAGCGAAATTTCGCGTTTTAAGACGGTTAACCGCATTATCAACGGAAAGGGCACGATGCAGGATGTTACGGATGCATTGGAATCGCCGGAGATGCGTCGAGATTTAGAGCGCATTTTTACGCGCACATTTAAGATGGCAGAAGACGGCAAATTCACGTTTTCCAGCAACGAGCTTGTCAATGCGGTCTTTTTAGAGATGTGGCAAAAAGGTGTCAAGCAAGGGACGGCTCATGCAGACGATATACGAGCAGAGGCCGGTGATGCGGCGGATGTGGCGCAGAGCGGTATTGAGCTTGCGGAGGCGGTCAACAAGGCGGCGGACAGTGTTGCGGACAGAGTTGGGGAGGATATTCGCCAAAGTCAACGTGTTGTTGATGCGGACGTTACGGCGGATTCGGATATCCGTACTGAGCAGGCTGCGGCAGAGCCGGTGCGCGAAAACGCAGAGCAAGAACGTGACAGGGCTGTTTCCACGGCAGGAGCGGCCGAAAATGCCGAAGCTACAGCTCAGTCGGAGGTTCCTACTGCTTCTGCGGCTGAAAGTACAGGCGATGTTGGGGCGTTATCGGCAGAAAGTACTGCTTCCGACACTTCTAAAATCGAGCAGATCAAGCAAAAGGCTATTTCGCCGAAAGAGGCACTTGACAATTCCTCGCCGTTTGCGGACAAATCTTACAGCGAAATTGACAAGAAATCGAGCCGTGCGGCCGAAGCCTTATCAGGCGCGTTAGGCGTTAATATCAAGATTTTCAGTGACACGGCAGGCATTGGCAATTTTTACGATTCTGCAAGCGACACGCTTTACATTGACGGTGATGGAGATCTTCCGGTTTCCTATCAGTTGCGGCGCGGACTTATGACCATGCTTGCTTCTTCCGATTCCGCCGGTTTTGCAAAACTACGCGATTTCTTAGTCGGCAAGTACATAGAGATGTTCGGAAAGGACGCATACACGGAATATGCCGAGAAGAAAAAGAATGTATTTGCCGAGGATGGTTTATCTTTGGACGACATTGGCGTCGGCAACGAATTATGTGCCGATTTGGGTGTATTTATGCTTTCGGACGCGGATACGGCAAAGGCGATTGCAAAGGAGCTTCGCACGCCGGAGGCAAAGAAGCTGTTACATGCGTTGGAAATGCTTTCGAAAACAGAAGAGGTCAACTTTGATTTTCTGCCGACTTCGGTTGAAGCGTTGGATACAGCGGACATGAAGACGGCGGAAAAAATGGTTTTGGATATGTTTTTCCGTGACGGGGTTGGCAAAGATCGCAAGAATTCGTATGTAGTGGCGGAAAGCACTTCCGGCACGGATGCAGCAAAAGGAATCTTTGATGAAACAACAGCCACGAAAAGAAATCCGGCGACAAAAGAGGAAATCGACAGCTACATTGATTATTCGTTAGAGTATGCCAGTGTAACAAAAGAAAAAGGAAATGTCACGTTCCCGAAGCAAAGAGAAGCCATTGATTATGGAGAAGCAAGTGAACGAATGGTTGATGACTTGAAAAACGATGTGGATGTAACCGGGAAAAGACACGTTTTACGTGATAATGACATTCGGCACATTGTAAATTCTCATGGTGAAAATACAAACGAAAAATATCCGATAACTGCAAGCGATTTGAAGCAGATACCGGATATTGTTGAAAACTATGATGATGTGCTTTTTGTGCCACACCCAAACGGGAATAAAGGCATTTATTATGTGAAGCAACATAACGGAATTACTTACTATCTTGAAGCAATAGCGCAAAATGATGCGCTTATCGGCAAGCAGATGATAAAAGTTCCGACCGGAACCGTTCCGGACATTCGAGGCTTGAGTGAAGCAATAAACAAAAAATGGAGCGCATACTCTCGCCAGATGAATAAAATCCCCCGGATGTACGTCCAAGACGCCTCGCATACAGCTCCATTTGTTAACAGTATACCCGAAAACAATGGCGGTAATAACGCAGAAAATGTAAACAATTTGCAAAATAAAGCGGATTCGGCAGCTGTCAAGGAAGAAAAAGCGAACGCAGCAGCAGAAAGCGTGCCGAAGGCGGTTGGGAAAACGGACGCACAAGCAAAGCAGGAAGCAGAGACGGAAACCGAACCAAAAGCAAAAACGGAAGTCAAGACGAAAATTCAAACGGAAGGCGACCCGGAAGAAAACCCGGGCGCAAAGAGCGATTATGTATTTGCCGATCTGCCGGAGCACACGGTCGAGGAAGGCAAGCACACAAAGACCGGTGATACAATTTACGTTTTGAAGTTGAAAGACCGTGTCTCGACGGACGATTACAAGGCTATCAACACAGAAGTGAAAGCCAAAGGCGGCTATTATTCCCGGTATGCAAAGGGCTTTATTGTACCGAAAGAGATTTTTGACGCGTACAATGCTTTTGCAGAAGGTCAAAAAGCGGTTGACAATAGTGGTGATGTAGGATATAATGAAGTTGGAAACGTCATAGACGTCAAAAACGGAAAGGAAGGTACAGAAGATGTACAGGGACGTGGAATACTGGACGGAGAAAGCGGACATGATGGTGGACGATTACGCCGAGAAACTGCGGGATCTGATGACGGAAGCGGAGATAGCCAAGATGTGTCAGAGGCTCGGAAGAACGGCGGACGAGTACTACAGGGGGATTCTCTCGACCAAGCAAGCGGACGTGATGGAGGAAATGACGGCGAGGGAGCTAACGGAAGCGATGTTAGAGGAAGCGATCACGGCGAGGTTAAAGAATCTTCTTCCGCAAGAGTAAGAAAAGGAGATCTCGGAAGAGCAGATAGCGGACATGTTAGATTGGTATCGGAACAACCATTAACCGAAGAATCGGGCGCGGACACGGAAGCTGCGTCCGATGTTTCTTCTGCGGGCAAGAAGGCTGTTGACACGGCGACGCCGGAGGAAAAAAAGGCGGTCAAGCCGGAGGATGGCGAGAAAGCGGGAGCGCAAGAGGCAGGCAACACAGAATCCAAGGAAGCTGATGCTGAAAAGGTGGAAAAGTCAAGCGCGAAAAAGGTATCGGAAAAGAAAGAACCGGAAAAAGCTTCGGAGAACACACCAGAGGAAGTTGACACGGAAGCGACGGCCATTTTGAAAAAACGTCCGTCGAACAAGGAAAACTTTTCGATTTCCGACGAGTTTGCCGCAACGCTTGACAGCACGCCGCCGAATGCTATTGATAATATTGCGGCGATAAGGCTATTAAAGCGCATTGAAGAGGAAGGCAGACCGGCAACGACCGAGGAAAAAGAGATCCTTGCGAAATACAAGGGTTGGGGCGGTATCGATTTGCGGAATCTAAACTACGAAGCACGCCGCGACCTTGACTCTTTATTCTCATATGAGCAAAGAGTTGCCATGCAGAATTCGTCCCTTACGGCATACTTTACGCCGACAAAGGTGATTGACGCGATGTATACGGGGCTTATGCGTATGGGCTTTAAGGGCGGAAACATCTTAGAATCCTCTATGGGGATCGGCAACTTTTTCGGGCGCATGCCGAAAGCGATAAGTGCGAAGTCCTCCCTAACAGGCGTTGAAATGGAATCGTACACGGCGCGGATTGCCCAGCTTCTCTACCCCGGTGCGACGGTCATTAACAAGCCTTTCCAAGATGTTGCCATGCGAAACGATGCATTTGACTTAGTGATCGGAAACGTACCTTTCGGAACCACGTACTTAAGCTATGGCAAGAAAAAGTATTTGTTACACAATTACTTTATTCTTTCGTCGCTTGACAAGGTACGCGAAGGCGGCATTGTTGCGGTTCTGACGAGTGCCGGGACGCTTGACAGTTACGGTATTGACGCGCGCAAGGCCATCATGGACAAGGCGGATGTTGTGGCCTGCTACAAGCTGCCGGAACGCGTATTTTCCCGGAATGCGAACACGGATGTACAGACGGATTTACTCATTTTAAGAAAGCGTGCGGCAGGAGCAAAGCCGACCGGAGACAGCATTTTGAATGTTGTGACGACAGATGACGGTTTACGCATAAACGAGTATTTTGCAAAGCACCCGGAAAATGTATTGGGAACATTAGCAAAGGGCACGAATGCATGGGGTGAGATAACGACGGTTAAGGGCGAAACAGACTTTTACGAGCGTTTGACTGCCGCTATGAACAGGCTGCCGAGCGGTTTATTTACCGGAAAGACGACGCTTGCGCCGATCGAGAGCATTGTATCCGTAAGCACGAAGCCGCGTTTCTTTGATCGAAATGGGGCAATTTACGAGGACAGCGGCGAAGGAAAGGCTATCAAGGTCGATGAGAAAAAAGTCGGCGTTGTAAGCGACTACATAGCGGTACGCGACGCATACAAAGAAATGTTAGACGCGTATGGCAAAAATCTGCCGGAGGCCGACATCAAGCCTTTACGCGACAAGCTAACAAGCGCATACGACAGTTTTGTAGTCAAGCACGGTCCGATCTCCGGTGACGGCAAGAAGAAAAACGGTGCCAAAAAGAGTGCGAACAACACGTTCTTAGAAGCGGATTCAGACTACTATCTTGTGGGTGGTCTTGAAAAGTATGACGAGAAAGCGAAAAAGTTCGAGAAGTCGGCTTTATTCGAAAAAGACACACTGCGCAAGAAGCAAGTCGAACACGTTGACACGGCTTCCGACGCGCTTACCATTTCCTTAAACGAAAGCGGCAAGGTTGACTTTAAGCGCATGCATGAGTTAACCGGCATGAGTGAAAAAAAGTTAATTGACGAGCTTAGCGGTGAAATTATTCTTACGCCCGACGGGGATTATGTTTTAACCGACATTTACCTTTCGGGCAATATTTATGAGAAATTAGACGCGGTCAAGGGCAAAAAGGGCTTTGAGAAGCAACAGGAAATGCTTGAAAGGGCGATTCCGAAGCCGAAGGCTGCATCTGAAATTGACGTAAAGCTCGGTGCGAACTACATTGACGCAAAGTATATTGGGGATTTTGCAAGAGACGTATTCCGAACAAGACTTGAAATAGGCAAGGACAGTGCCGGACATTGGTCGATCGAGGGTGCGAGGGCTTCGCGGTATGGCGACATTCTCACGGTGAAGTACGGTCTTCCCGGCATGAATGCGGTTCAGCTTCTCGAAAAGATATTAAATGACAGCGAGATCAAGGTCATGAAGACCGTAAACGAGGGCAGTCAGAAGAGAAGCGTTTTCGATGAGGAAAAGACGAATGTTGCCATGCAAAAGGCGGACGACATTCGCGAAGCGTTTGCAAATTGGGTATTCAAGAGCACGGAACGGCGAAACGACATTGTTGACAAATACAACCGCATGTACAACAATTTCAAGGCGGTTGACTACGAAAAGATCGCTGAAAAGCTTTCGTTTGATTCGATGGATGCGAATTTGAAAAACAAGCTGTATCCGCACCAAAAGAGAGCTATTGCACGCGCTTTATTTGGTGGAGATGTTCTGTTTGCGCACGGTGTCGGAACGGGCAAGACCTTTGAAATGATTGCTTCTGTGATGGAAGCAAAGCGCATGGGGCTTGTAAACAAGGCGGCGATGGTTGTTCCGAAAAACAAGGTCTCTGACTTCAAGAAAGACATTGCAGGGGCTTATCCGAACGCGAAGGTACTGATTGTAAGCACGCAAAACGTTAAACGGCAATCCATGATAGGACTTATCGGTTCAAACGACTGGGACATTGTTTTGCTTTCGCGCGAGACGTTCACAAAGATTCCGGTCAGTGAGACGCTACAGCAGAATTTCGTTTTACAGCAGCTTGAAGATGTGCAGCGCGAGCTTTCCGAAGCGCAAGCTGACAGAAACACGGCGCGTCGTGTAATCAACGGGCTTAAAAAGCGCAGCGAGACTTTAGAAAACAAGTTGAAAGAGATCGACAAGGCGACCAAGCGCGATGAAAACAGTGTTGATTTTGAAAAACTCGGCATTGACTGCATTTGTGTGGATGAAGCGCACAACTACAAGAGCATTGTTACGCCGACGCGCCTTAACATCAAAGGTTTAAGCAAGACGGGCGATTCGCAGAGAGCGAACGACATGCTTATGAAGCTTGACTACATGCGCGCGATTGGCGGAAAGATTATTTTCGGTACAGGCACGCCGATTACCAACACGGTATCGGAAATCTACAACATGGCGCGCATGGTATGTCCTTCTGTATTGGAGGAAGCCGGGATTCACTCGCTTGACGAATGGGTTAACACGTTTGGCAAGGTAGAATCGACTACCGAGATCGATATCGGAAACAACATCAAAAGCAAATCGACGCAGATTATCCGGAAATTTATCAATCCGAACGAGATGATCGGCATGTTCCGTCAATTTGCCGATGTGGTATTTACAGAGGATGTTGTGACAAATCTGCCCAAAGCCAAGTTCATTCAAGTGGAAATTGAGGGCACGGACGTACACAAGAAGGTCATGGAAACGGTCGGAAGTGCCCTGCAAAATGCGAAGAACTCTGAAAAAATGAAAGTTTCCTCGCAGGTTATGGCGATGGCAACGGCAGCGGCGGCTGATCCGAAAATGCTTGCCGGAGCAGATTCCGTATACAATCCGTTTGGAGAATACTCGGCGGAAGAGTTAGAATATGAAAACAGCAAGATGAACAAAATGTGCGACATTACGTTTGATGAATACCAAAAGTCAAACGACATCAAGGGCACGCAGATCATCTTCTGCGACAGCGGCGCCGGTTCGGGTACGATCTACTCTTTCAATCTGCACAAGGACATCAAAGAAAAGCTTATCAAGCGCGGCATACCGGAAAATGAAATCGTCATTGTTCAATCGCAGAGCGACGAAAAGCTTGAAGAGCTATTCCGGCAAGTAAACGACGGCGAAGTTCGCGTCCTTATCGGCACATCCGCAAAAATGGCAGAGGGTCTAAATGTTCAAAAGCGTGTAGTGGCGATTCATCATCCGACTGTTACCTTCACCCCGGCTGACCTTGAGCAAGGTAATGCAAGGGGCGTTCGACAAGGCAACATGAATAGCGAAGTGCGCATTTACAACTATGTACAAGGTGACACGTTCGACGCGTACAAATGGCAGGCGCAGGCGCGCAAAGGTGAGATGATAAAGCGTGCGCTTCGCGGTGAGGCCGTTTCGGAACTTGAGGACGTAGGCGACGACATCGACCCGGCAGACGCTATGGCTGTAGCCTCCGGAAACCCGCTTGTCAAAGAAAAGATAGACATTGACAAGGAAGTTGTACGGTTAAAGAACTTACAGCGCAATTACTTAAACGAAGTTTATTCTTATCAAGACACGGTTTCAAAGAATCCTGATCTTATTTCGCAGACCAAGCGGTATATTGCGAACATGGAGCGCGATATCGGCCTTCGCGACAAGTACGGCGAAAAGGACAGCATTGTTCTTGACGGCAAGGAATACATGAAGCAAGCCGAGGCCAACAAAGCTTTGACAAACGCTGTACAAAAAGCGCCGAAAGACGGTGAGTACAAGAAGCTCGGCACATATAACGGTTTTGACATTATGTTCAAGGGTGAGACGGGCGGTCTTAACTACTCGATACTGCTAAAGGGTGCGAACGGTTATGCTGTCGAATATGCAGGAAGCGGAAACAACATAGCGCGTTTTGCCGGTGCTTTACGGCGGCTTGACACGGCACTTGAAAAGGAAAAGGCACGCTTGGAAACGCTCATTTCCGATTTGGAACTTGCGAAGAAAGAGGCGAACAAGCCTTTTGAGCACCAAAGTGAGCTGGAAAGTGCCTTACAGAAGCAGAAGGACATCACCTATCAATATGAGCACTTTAACGAGAAAAAGCTGGAAACACCGGCTGACAAGGCGGGTCCCGGAAGCGACAGCGACATTAAAGCGTACCGAGCGGACAGGCGTCAGCCGCGCAGTTGGAAAACGAAGAGAGCTGCAAGCTTCAAAAAATCCAAAGCAAAGGTTAAGCCGATACCGGAAATTGTTGACAAGATTCGGGAAAAGTTCGACGTTCCGGTTCGGACCGGAAACATGCGTTCGCGCGGCACGCTTGGTCAATACGACGAGCGGCAGATTTCTATACGTTCAAGGTTTGCAAATGATTTACCGACCTTATCGCACGAGTTAGGGCATTATCTTGACGCGGAATACGGTTTTTCCAACAAAGAAGCGATACGAAAGCTTATTCATGCGCTGCCGGAGCCGTTCAAGGCGATGTATTCGGAAAGCGTGCTGCCGGGTGAAGCGTTTGCCGAATATTTACGCAAATATTTGACAAACAAAGACGAGGCTGCGAAAAAGCATCCGGAATTCACGGAGCTGTTTGAAAGGACGCTGTCTGACGGCGATATGCAGTCGGTCAACGAATTAGCCGACGACATCAACGCTTATCTGTCTTCGACGCCGGAAGAGAGGTTACAGGCTTCTGTGTTATCCAAAGAGCAGATTGCAAAGCGTGACAAGATATCGAAGTCCGAAGCGTTTGACAACATGCGTCGTCGGGCAAAAGACTATTTTGTCGATGACATTTCAGCTTTGGAAGAACTTGGCGAGCTTGTCGGGATAGACAGTGTGAAGAACGGCAGGAAAAGCCCGTATGCACTCGCCTTTTTAGCGCGCAAGGCGGAATACACCGGCTATCACATTATCACAAACGAGCTTTGCGACATGGAAGGAAACCAGGTTGGAAAAAGCCTTATGGAACGCTTATATCCGGTTGGCAACAACATGGACAACTTCAACTATTATCTTGTTGCAAAACGCGCGGTTGAGGTTTTGAAGCGGAATCCGGATCTTCCGCTCATGCCCGACCCGACGTTAAATGACGTAGGCGTTCTTCAGCAGATTGTTGACGAATACGACAGGCGATATTCGGAATTTGAAAAGGTAAGTGAAGACGTTTACGACTTCTTACGACAGGTACAGCGGCTTTACGGGCAGGCAAGCGGTGTGGAATCGGCAGAGCAACTTAACTTCTTAGAGGACATTTATCCGCATTATGTTCCTCTCAAACGCGCCTTAAAGCGTTCTTCCGAAAAGTTAACGGGCGGCTCAAAGAGCGGATATGCAAACCAAAATTCCACGATTAAACGGTTCAAAGGCAGCACGGAGGAATTTGTTGCGCCGACGGACAGCATCATTGACATGGTTATGCGTGTTGTTAAGGTAGCGCGGCGGAATGCGGTAGGTGCCTCTATTGCCGATATTGCAAACAAAAGCAAAGGACTTTCGAACATTATCGAGCGCGTGGAACCGGATAAAACGATGCAATCTTTCAATCTGATGAAACAGAAAGAAGAACTGCTTGACAAAGCCTTAGCCGGCGGAATGGTGGACGAAGAAGGGAAGTTCAAAGACCTTATCAATGATATTTTCGATGATGTACAAATGAAATTCATCCCGTATGTGAATGGCGGCAAGAATATTGTTAGTTTCCGTGTGAACGGCAAAACGCAATATTTCCAAATCGGGGACAAGCGTTTGTATGATGCCATTGCAAACATAAATTCGAACGATATCGAACCGACGCTTAAAGTCTTAAACAAGATTCAAGGCATTATGAAATACGGCATTGTCGGCGTGAATCCGGCTTACATTATCGGCAACTTTGCAAAAGATATTGGTACTGCGTGGTATTCCAGCGACGAGATGAATTTTGCTTCTTTTGCGGCAAGCTATGTGGCGACGGCCAAAGATATTCTTCTGAACGACCCGGAATACAAGCGTTTTCTTGCCATGGGCGGCGGTCACAATGTACGCATTGAATGGAAGAAGTACTACATCAAAAAGGAAATGGAACGGATGGTTCGCGCCGGAGACAAAAAGGGCTTGCAGAAGCTTTGGAACGAGTTAAGCGAACCGTTCTGGCTTGGTTCTGAGCTTTTCGCGGAGACGCACAATCCGTTTCATGCTGCGGCAGGTACTTTAGGTGTTGCCAGAAAAACGGTCGGAAAAGTGCCGGAGAAGATCGGCGAAATAAGTGAATTCGTAGAATCCATTCCGCGTGCGCAAGAGTTTATCCGCAAATCCAAGGCCGACCCGGTCGGCGCGATGTATGCAGCAGATGAAATCACAACCAACTTTCAAAAGCACGGTAAGGCGCGTTGGGTAAACTCTGTATTTATGTTTGGAAATGCCGGAATTCAAGGCTTTCACAAGGCTTTTCGCCATTACACAAAAGGCACGAAAAAAGAGCTTGCCATGCGGTGGACAAAGCTGATTCTTACCGGTATTTTGCTTGAAGCCCTGCAAGCGGCGTTCAACCGGGACGACCAAGAGGAATACGAGAATCTTTCGACCTACACGAAAAACAACAACTATGTTCTGAGCCTGGGAGACGGTCGGTTCTTCAAGGTTCCAAAGCCGCGCGAATTTGCTGTTTTTTCATCGGCTATCGGACGTTCAATTGAATATGTTTTCGGAAATGATGAAGCGTTTTACGATTTTGCGGACTACGTATTCGACATGTTTTCGCCGCCGGGTATACCGTCCATTACGGATTTTGACAATTCGGACGGAAAAGCCTTTGAAAAGGTAATTCACGGTGTGCTCAGCGATACAGTCTTTTCGGGATCCTTTGACATTGGTTTCAACATCGATTACAAGGGAGACGAGATTGTACCGAGCTACATGGACAACTACAAGACCGAGAGCGACAAGGTTTACGACACAACAAGCAAGGTAGCGATTGCGATCGGCAAAATGCTCAACATGTCCCCTATCAAAGTTGACTATTTGCTCAGCAACGGGCTCGGCGTATTCGGAAGGGCGGCACAATACCTTTTCCCGAGTGATTCTTCACGGCGCGACTTAACATTTGGCATCAAGAGCCGGTTATTTGCGCAAAGTCAATATTCGACGGATGTATACGACCATGTATATGAAAAGGCGGAAAAGGCAAAGAAGGCATATGACGCTGGGGAGGAAAAAGGGTATTCCGTTGAAACGCTTTTAGAGTACGAGGACACGCAGATGTTGAAGACGCTTGTTTCGCAATATCGGCGGGCTATCCGATATTCCGATCTGACGACCGAGGAAAAAGAACAGCGGTTAACCGGATTACAGGCGCTTATCCGGACATGGGACAGCACGCCGACCGAAGCGGACAAGCGGTCGATCGAGCTATTCGAGAGCACCGGAAATACGGACGTTTTCTACAAGACCTTTGCAAGCAACATCAAGAGCACTTTGACCGGAGAGGTGAAAGTGCCGCAGTATGAAGACGGCAAGATTGTTGCGGTAAAGACAATGAACTACACAGCAGAGCTTTCGCCGGACGAATATCTGATGTTTTTCAACGACGCCTGCAGGGTCATTGATGAAGCAAAGCTTGCTTTATTAAATGCGGACGAACTTGACGATGAAGTCAAGGCTAAGAAGGTTGCAAAGAACATAAAAGATGGGATCTCTAAGCTAAAAAAACGGTATCTTGAAGATTTCGGGAAGCCGACAGAAGAATCTAAATAAACATTCGGAAAGCAGAAGCACATTTGCCGTTAATATGGCGGATGTGCTTCTGCGATTATTCTACAGAAGAAAGGAGCATATTTATATGGCGGAAAAATGGGCGAGCGAAGCGCAAAGAGTTTTTGCACGGGCGATTGTACTTGAGGGAATGAGCAAGTCGGACGCGTTCCGAAAGGCATATCCGGTTCATGCATCGCATCTTTCATCAGCGCAGCAGATTGCGGAATCGGCGAACAAAAAGTTCCGCATGGCGGGTGTCAAGCGCATCATAAAAGAGCTGAAGGAGCAGAACGCCAGTATTGTTTCCGAGATCATCAAAGAAGACCCGACGCGGAAAACGCTTCTTGAAGATGTTGCTGAGCTTATCGATGTTGCAAAGCAAAACGCTTACACCGAGGAAAGAGACGTATATGGGAACAAAGTGGTGGTTCTCAATGATAAGGCGGCAAATGTGCTTTTGAAGGCGATTGAACGAGCGGCCAAGATGATTGGTGCGGACGAGCCGGAGAAGGTACAGAATGATGTGATTATTTCGTTTGAAGGTGACTTTTCGGAATATGACGGATAGACTGACTTTCGGCGGAAAGCCGAACCCGAAGCAGGATATATTCTTAAAGGCGGCAGAGCGATATGTTGCTTACGGTGGGGCGCGCGGCGGCGGAAAGAGTTGGGCATTACGGTTCAAGCTTGTGGTATTATGTTTGCGAAAGCCCGGCATACGGTGTCTTATGATACGGCGGACATATGCGGAATTAAAAGAGAACCACATTCGGGTATTAAAGGGCATGATTCCGGAAAGTCTTGCGCATTACAGTGACAGTGACAAGCTATTTTCCTTTGTCAACGGAAGCGTTTTGAAGCTTGGTTACATGGACAGCGAAAGTGACGTTTTGCGCTATCAAGGTCAAGAATATGACATCATTGCGCTTGACGAAGCGACGCAGCTCACCGAATACCAATTTCAGACGTTAAAGGGTTGTTTACGCGGTGCGAACGATTTTCCGAAGCGGATGTATTTAACCTGTAATCCGGGCGGTGTGGGGCACGCATGGGTCAAGCGGTTATTCATTGACCGGGATTTCCGGACGGATGAAGACGGAAACGATTATCGGTTCATTCAGGCGTTACTTTACGACAACGAGCCTTTAATGAAGAAAGACCCGGACTATGAAAAGAACCTAAAGAGTTTGCCGGAGGACATACGCGAAGCGTGGTTATACGGGAAATGGGACATCTTTGATGGGCAGTTTTTCAAGGAATTTGACAGGGAGATACACACGTGTGAGCCATTTCCGATTCCGGAGCACTGGGTGCGATACCGGGCGTTTGACTATGGCCTTGATATGCTTGCGTGTTTATGGATAGCGGTAGACGAAAAGGGTGAGGCGTACATATACAGAGAGCTCAACAAGTCGGGGCTTATTGTCAGCGAAGCGGCAAAGGCGATACGCGACTTGACGCCGGAGGTCGAAAAGATCGATGTGACCTACTGTCCGCCGGATATGTGGTCGCGCCAAAAGGACACGAGAAAGAGCATGGCGGAGCTATTCATGGAGGGTGGCATTGACATTCTTGCGGCGTCAAACGACCGTGTGCAAGGTTGGTTACAGGTAAAAGAGGGGCTTGCCATACGCGAGGTACGGGACGAATTTACCGGTGAGATTGTTCGGCGGTCGCGGCTGCACATCATGAAGAACTGTGTGGAGCTTATCAAGCATTTGCCGCTTTTACAATTTGATGCGAAGAATGTAAACGATGTTTCGAAGGTGCCGCACGACATTACGCACAACACGGACGCGCTGCGGTATTTCTGCATTTCCTACTTTTCTTCGGCGAAAGAGGCAGAGCCGGAAGAGAATTATTTTGAAAAATACAAGAAAAAGCTGCTAAACGGAAAGAAAAATCGGCATCGTTGGTAAAGTTGTGCGTTTTGTGCGCTTTTCTATGTTAAACTGATATTAAACAGAGCTATGGATACATAGGTCTGTTTTTTAATGCAACAAAGAATAGGAGTGTAAGAAGCATGAGCGAAAAGAATGTAAGGCTCGGCAAGCGAAAGTTAATTTGCGGTATCAAGAACTGTCGCGTTCGTGAGAGCCGTTATATCAGCAAGAGCGGCGATTTTCAAAAGACGCCGAACATTTGTGACGACTGTCTTGAAAAGGCATACGGCGTTATGACAGCGGCGGAAAGCACGCCGGGCGGCGTTGTTTACGGAAAGGTATACAGTTCGACCGGGAGCGGCAAGGTAGTACGGATGAAGAAGAAAAAGCTTTTATGTGCGGTCAAGGGTTGTCCGAGCCGAGAAAGCTGGTACATTTCCGCAGGCGGCGACTTTTACGGAAGTCCGAATATTTGTTCCGACTGTTTGAAGAAAGCCTATGCGGAATGTTTTCAAGCTGCGGATTTATCGGAATTTGACATTGTCTGCACGCCGTATGAATCGGGAAGTGCGAGTGTTACGACGCACCCGGTTAAGGGTTCAGCGGCCGGCGTTTGGACGTTTACCAACGGTGCGTACTACTTAAACAGCTACATTTTCAAAGCTGGCGATGTTGTTTCGATTACGGTTACGGCTTCGCAGACGGGCACGGACAACATTGTGGAAGTGAATGATGTTAGTTCGAGCTTTGAAAGTGAAGCGGTTGTTACAGTGCCGAAGACGGTTTTGAAAAAGCCGATTTTGATTTCCGGTGCGCTTGGCACAAGCTTCACGGTCAAGGTAAACTATGCGGAGATTGCGGAAGCGGCGGTGAGTGCAAACACGGTGGAAGCAACACCGGTTGTTTTGAAAGCAGACGAATCGACGGATGACGAAGAAAGTGTCAAGGTTATCAAGAAGGCGAAGACGGTGAAAAAGAATGCGCTGGAATGAGATTGCATGGATGCTTCTTTTAGGTCTTTCGAATCTTTCGCTTATGGCGGTATTTATCGTTTATTTGATTTTATCCCGGCGAGAGCGGCACGATTTATACAATCGTTTCATGAGTGCGAACATTGGGGACTATATGCGGCTTTCCGAAAAAGAGACGCCGAAAAAAGATATTCGCATGAGTGCGCACAAGAAAGCGATTGCGGCATTTCATGCAAGCGGAACCGGGATAAAGCCGGAATAAGGAAGGATGGTAACAGATGGGGTTCTTTACCGGGTTATTTTCCCGTTTGGCAAAGCAAGAAGAACATCCGGAAAACGAGATTCTTGACCGGCATGGGATGACGCGTTCGGAAATTGAAAGCTTCGTTTTAGAGGAACTTGAGCGGCGCAGGGACGAGCGGCGGTCACTTGAACTTCAATGGCAGATCAACTCCAACTTTCTATACGGTAACCAACGCTGCGATATTAACCTGAAGAACGGCACGGTAGAGCAATACAGTGAAGCGACCGAAGGGCTTGAATGCGAGGTATTCAATCAGATTGAGCCGCTTTACAAGACGCGTCAGGCGAACCTAAACAAGGTTTCGTATGCGATGACGGTAAGGCCGCGCACAAGTGAGCTTGACGATGTTTCGAAAGCAAAGGTATCGACGGCGTTATTGCGTTTCAAGCAGAGTGTCAGCGGCTTTGACAAGTTCAAGAGTAAGCTTGTCGGATGGGCGGAGATCACCGGGACGGCGTTTATCTTAAACTGGTGGAATCCGGAGGCCGGAGAAAAGGTTGGCGACATTGCGGAGGTTGTGGAAGATGAAGACGGAAATGCCGTAGAGCAAATCAAAGCGATTCATGCCGGTGACATTGAATATGGGTTATTATCGCCGTTTGAGGTTTTTCCGGAAACGTTATACGAGAGCGAAGTGGAAGACGAACGTTCCGTTATCCTTGAGCAGGTATTAAGCACAGGCGAGATATACGACTTATACGGCATTGAGGTAGATGGAAAGTCGATTGAAACATACGCGATTGCACCGGTAGAAGGTGCTGGTGGTTATGGTTATGTAGCAACGGTTTCCAAGATGACATCGCGCACGGCGGAAAACGCGGAAAAGGTTATCACGTACTATGAGAAGCCGAACCGACGTTATGAAAAAGGACGCATGATCATTTTAATCGGTGAGCGGTTATTTTGGTATGGGGATTTGCCTTACAGCAAAATTCCGCTTATTGCTGTCAAGAGTGACGAGGTTGCCGGTCAATTCTTCGGGCGGAGCTTTATTCAGACGCTGATTCCGTTACAGCGTGCCTACAACGGCATGATGAACACGATTCACGATTACGCCAAGCGTCTTTCGATGAGTACGCCGCTTGTGGAAGATGGCTCGATTGAAGACATGGACGATTTCTTGGACAATGTTTTTGTACCGGGAAATGCCATTGTATACAAGATGGGGCGGACGCGACCGGCGTTTATGGATGTTCCGGACTTTCCGAACGAATTAAACGTACAGCTTGCCAAGATAAAGAACGACATGGAATATGCGGCCGGTGTCAGCCAGCTAATGGTTTACGGGCAAAAGAATGGTGTTACCAGCGGCACGGCAATTGAAAATCTTACCGAGATTGACAACACGCGTTTATCCATCACGGGTGAGAACATACGAGCCGGTATTTTGAAGCTTGCGGAATTATGGCTTGAGATGTACAAGGAATGTGTGAGCGGATATCGGGTATTACACATTGTTGGGAGCAACGAAGCCGGAGATGTACTCATTTGGAGTGGTGAGGACATCAACTCGTATGATATACGCTTTGACACGGAAAATGAGCTGATTTACAGTGAAGAAAAGCAGAATCAGAATTTTCAGGTTGCGTACAGTATGGGTTTATTTGCTGATTCGGATGGGCGGATGCCGGAATATTTCAAGGCAAAGGCGCTGGAAAAAATGAAGGTCGGCGACTATTCATCACTTTTAGGCACGAAGGAATTACACCGTCAAAAGGCAGAGCGTGAGAACGGTTTATTGAAATTCGGTGTTGTTCCGGTGCTTGCGGAGATTGACGACCACGCGATACACATTGACGCGCACGAACGGCTGATGCTGCAATTAGACTATCAGGCGTTGAAAGCGGAGCGGCCGGAGATATGCACGGCATTTGAAGCGCACGTTGCCGAACACAAGGCACGTGAAGAAGCGGAGAAGCAAAACGCGGCGATTCTTGCCGCGCAAGGCGAAAATCCATAAGGACACAGGACAGAAAGGAGTTTTCAGAATGAATGAAAACGAAAACAGCACGGAAAGAAATGACATCACGTTAGAAGATTTACGAAACAGTTATCTGGAAACGGCTGGTGCTTCCGGCGAAGAAGACGCTTCGGCGGCTGGTGAAGGTGCAAGCGGTGGAATGCCGCAGGGCGGTACGGCTGATGCCGAGGCACCGACAGGCGATGTTCCGTCTGCCGGTGAAGAAACCGGTATGCCGCAGGGCGGAAACGGCTACAACGGTTATGATGAACGCTTTGGAGCGGCGATGGGACTGTCGCAGCAGAATGACCGCATGAATGCGCTTATGGCGGAGAATTCCGCCCTAAAGGAACAGTTAGCGGCGGCAAGTGCGGCGGCAAGTGCGAATGCGGAAAATGCGAACGCGGCGGTGGCGCAGACGCTTACCGGAGACGATCTCCCGAAATTTGATGACGAAGAATATTCGTTTGCTTCTGACGCGGAACGACGCGAGATTATGGGCAACTACACACGGGCATTAGTGGACTATGCGGTAAAAAAAGCGCAGAGTGATGTTTTGAACCGTGTAGCACCGCTCATTGATGAATACGACCATGCAGTAGAAAATGCAGAGTTTGACAACGCGTTGAAATCGCTTGGCGCGTCGCCGGAATTTGCGGACATTGCTTCGTACAGTGACGACATTCGCAGGCTTGCGGCACGCGAGGAATTCAAGGGCATGAAGCCATACCAACGCGTGGCATTAACGGCTTTGATTGCCAAGGGCATGCGGACAAATCCGGCGTCGCAGAAAGATGCCGACATCGGTTCGCAGGCGGATGCGGTTTTGAACAACGAGGCGTTAATGAAAGAAATTGAGCTTCGAAAGGCACGCCGCTTAAACGATTCGCGCGGCGATTATCCTGCACAGAGTGCTTCGGGTGGTTTATCTTCGGCGGCTTATCAGCTGCCGCGCAAGGCACGGAGCATTGAAGAGTTACGCAGCTTATACGGGTCTTAACGGTCTTTCCCGCTTAGGCGGAACAGATAAAATACATTACAAAGGAGTAAAAAAAGTATGGCAAACACAAACAAAATCAATCTTGCCGATCTTGAAAAGATTGCGCGAGAACAGGTTCTTCCGGCATTAGACAATCAGATTTCCCAAGAGCCGTCTCCACTTTTGGAAAAAATCGGCAAGCCGACGCTGACGTCTTCGAAAATTGACGTTATTACGACAGTCGGCATTAACGGCGGTTTCGGCTTCGGTGCGGAGACCAAGGACATTCCGGAAAGCGGTGGTCAGATTTATGACCGTTTTGTTCTTCCGGCAGCGGACATGTACGGCACGATTGAAATTTCCAACAAGGCATTGATGCTCGGTGTCGGCGACAAGGGTGTCAATCTGCTTCTCAATGAGATGCAGGGCATCAAGGACAGTGCGGTATGGAACATCGGTCGCAGTCTTTTCGGCAACGGCAAAGGCGTTCTTTGCAACGTTTCGGCGCTTACTTCTGCCGGAAACACGATCACGGTTGACTCGGTGAAGCATTTGAAGGAAGGCATGAAGGTTGACTTTTATGCGGCAAATGCGGCGGTTGGTTCGACTCCGGCACACACCGGCAAGCGCATTTTGGGTATTGACCGCAAGAACAAGAAGATCACGATTGACGGGGCTGCAATTACGGTTGCGGCCGGTTTTATCACGGTACAGGGTTCCTACGGCCGCGAGATCTTCGGGCTCGGTGCGTTCTTTGATTCCTCGATTACCTCCATTTACGGTGTAGCCAAGAGCGGAAACAATTGGTTGATTCCGGAGGAATATGACGCGACGAACGGCATTACCGACACGCTTGTTTCCAAGGCGGTTCGCGAGGCGCAGAATTACCGCAATTCCAAGATTGACATGATTCTGTGCGGCGACACGGCATATGATGCGTATGTCGACTACATGAAGGAATCCAAGACGCAGATCACCGACACGCAGGAATTCTGGGGCGGTGTTTCTGGTCTTAACATCGTTGCGAACGGCAGAAAGGTTGTTCTGGTACACGAACAGCACGTTGGTGACAATGAGATGATCGGTGTGGACACGACCAAGCTCAAGTTCTACAAGACGCCGATGGACTTCATTTCGAAGGATGGCGGCGTTTTCGAACGCGTGGACAAGAGTTCGGTCTTCCAGGCGGTTCTCGGCTTCTACGGCAATCTTCTTTGCGAGAATCCGGGCGGTCTTTTCAAGATCGGCAACATTGCCTAATCTTTTTTCGGAGGCGGGAGGACATGACGCTTTTACAGATTTACGAAGCGGTTTGCCGCAAAGCAGAGCTTTCGCAAGGGCGGTTTTTAGCTTTATACCGTCAGACTGTTTCGGAGCTTTTAGGAGAATTTGAGAGCGGTTATGTTCTTCTTTCTCCGGACGATTTCCGACTTTCGGACGAAATCGACATTCACGACGACGCGCCGCATTTGGAAGAATACGACGCGTCTGTCATTGACAACATACTTTACTTAAACGACCGGGCGGACACGGCTTCGAAGCAATTCAGTCTTTCCGAACGGGCGGACGCGTACAGGCGCGTTTGGATGAAAAAGAACAAGAGGCGCAATGGCAATGCACGTGCATGGTGACGGAATGGAGGAAAAAAGATGTTTGACAGCGGGTATCCTGTGGAAAGGTTAATTTCCGAGGTTGAAAAAGAGACGAATCTTGCGTTCCCGGTCACGCGTGAAAGCTATGTTTCCTGGTACAATCTCTGCGAACAAGGGCTATACAGTGACATTATCAAGGAAGAAAAGACGGAGTGTACCGACTACAAGAGTGAGCTTTGTTTAAGCGACATTCCGGTAAACGATTCTTATGCGGATTTCATGCGTCCGGATGACGTTCGAAACGTATTTTTAGAGGTTAACGGCAAGAAGCATGAAATGGAACACGTATCGCTTGAAAACTATTTACGCGGCATTGGAGCGGCATACGCTTACGCCAAGGAAGGTAACCGGTTTCTTTTTCGAAAGCCGGGAGGGACGGAAGGCGGCAAACTAACCTTTTTACGGTTTGTTCGGCCTGTTCCGAAACGTGTTATCGGAGAGACGGTGGCGGGAACGGTGATGCTGCCGGAGGAATATTTAGAGCTTATGCGATGCAGGCTTCGCGGCGAAAAATACAGGCTGATGAACGAAGACATGATGTGCGCGAAGTGGATAAACGAATACAACTATCATTTACAGATGTTTACGGCGTTTATTGAATCACGTCGGGCGCGGTTATAGGAGTTACGGAGCATGGCGGACAAGTACATTTTTTTACAATCGAGTGCGCCGAAATCGGAGCAAAGCGAGACGCGCGAAGCAAACACGTATTTCCGCGGGCTTGATATGTTCGGCTCATATGGCTATTTATCGGATGGGATTAATTTTGAAATTACGCCGGACGGGTCGGTTCGCACGGCTTCGCTTCCGAAAGTTTATTATACAGGTCTTTCCGGGAAGGTACTTTCGTTTTTTGCAAGCGGCGGTTATTTATATGTGGTTACAAGGAACGCGCAGAGCAAGCAATGTGTTTTAACGCGGATTGACACAGCGGACAAGACGGTTTCTTCGGTTGTACTTGCGGAAAATGATGACGGGAAGGCACGCGATTTAGCTTTATACAACAAATGGACAGGCGGCAGTGACATTGTTTCCGGCGAATATGAAGATGTATTACTCATTTATCCGGACAAAAAATCGTTTTCTGCGGCTGGTGTATGGGCATCGGGTGTGAAGCCGGAAGCGATTGCGCGATATGACATTACGCGCACGGTTACGACTGAGACGGTGATTACCGAAAAGACGTACAACAATGGCAACTGGGAACAGAACGATGATGGGACATATACGTTTCTTGCGCCGCCTGACGGGACGAAAAAAGATATTGACACGAAAAAAGAAGCGTCCTTTTACGGTTCGCAGTCGATTGACACAGTTCCGGAAACGATTACCCATCCGACGAGTTTTTCGACGGTATACACAAAAGAAGATGTACACGGTACAGATGGCAGTGTTACGGGAACGGTTTTATATGTGACCGAGACGGCGGTAACGGTAAAAGAGACGTTTTCCGCCAAAGAGGTGACGAATGCGATTCCGAATGCGGAGCGGATAACGGTTCACAACACGCGGCTTTTTGGTGTGGATGGCAGCAAGATATTTTCAAGCGGTGCTGGGTCATATTCTGACTATGAGTTAGACACGGCAGAGGATTTTGACGAGAACAACGCCTGGTACAGTGCGACGAGCGGTGGCGCATTTACGGCTATTACGACGTATGACGGTCGTGTGACGGCTTTCAAGGTGCAGGGCTTATATCAGCTATACAATACGAAGAATCCGTTTCGTGTAAAGGAGATCAGCAAGGTTGGCACGCCATTCGGCGAGACAGTTTGCGAGACGGAAAGTCTTTTATATTTTACCAACGAGACGGGTATTTATGTATTTAACGGATCCTATCCGAAGAGCATTTCGTTAAACCGGTTAGACATGAGCTTATTTTCCGGAAGCACGGCGTGTGGCGGCGGTTTTAACGGGAGCTATTACGTTTGGCGTGATTCGGGTTACGCATCGGATTTTGTGAAGGAAGGCGGCTATCCGGTCTTCTGCTACAACAGCCGCACGGGCGCATGGAATGTAATTTGTTTTTCGGACAGCAAGCCGGTTCGTTTTGCTTCGACCGACAAGGCACTATACATTCTCACGGAGGACAGCGACATTTATGAATGTGTGACGGATGGACGAAGAGGAGTGGCGTGGTATTATGAATTTCCGGCCGAAAACAATCTGCCTACGTCAAGCAGTCGCGGTGCGGACACGGCGAACGTAAAGGTATTAAGCCATGTACAGGGTGTTTTCAAGTTCCGCAGCTCCGGGAAGGTTACGGTATCGGTTTTATTTGACAGCGGAAACTATCGCCGTGTGGCGGATTTTGAGCGTGGTGTCGGGACGCATCCATTTTATGCTTCGGTTTTGCCGGGCGATCATGTGACGCGGAATATTCGGATTGAAGGAAGCGGCGACGTTGAGCTTATTTCCTTTGAGCAGATATTCAAGGCCGGAGGAATGCGGTATGGACAATGAGGTACGAAAGCTTTTAGAGGAATACAACGCGGAATTCATCAAGTTTCGGCGGAACGTAGAAGATGCGCTTGAAAACATTGATCTTGACAATTTATCGCCGCGTGTGAAAGAGTATATTACAAAGAGCGGTGCGGCAAGAGCCGGGTTTGAGGTTGGCGGTCTTTCGGATGGTGCGTATGCACGGATGTTTGCCGAGTTCAAGAATGCGCGTGACAAGGCTTTTGCCGAATTCAAGGCAGAGATTTCTTCCAAATATGCTACGGTTGAAATGCTCAGCGAATACCAGACGAGCACGAGTACAGCAATTGCAAGCATACAAGCGACGGCGGATGCGCATGGGGCAAGCATTTCGAATCTTACGGAATGGAAGGGCACGGCAAACACGGCACTTGAAAACATCAACGGCAGCATTCAAGATTTAGATACGGACGTTGGGGTGCTTTCGGCGAGTGTGGCGGGGGTTACGCAGAGGGCAAATGCGAGTGGGGCGTTTATTGACATTTTTACGGCGGCCGGGAACGGAACGCTCAAAAAAGATGCGGACGGAAACTATGCGGTGACAGCGGACGGAGAGTACATTTTTGTCAAGGATGGAGCGGAAACACCGATTTCGCAAGCGGATGTTGCCGGGTTATTCATCAGCGAGTTAAACGGCGGAGAATCGACCATCAAATTAAGGGCGGACAGGATCAAGCTTGGTGAGGGTGTCGGTGTTTACGGGGATGGAAATTTATATCTTTGCAAGTTATTCGGTCCTTCGGACATAGCGAGCGGAAGCTATCCGGGACAATTTTATTTAGAGGTTGATTCAAGCTTCAATTTTTCAGAAGACAGTGTCGGTGCGGACATGCTTATGAAATCGGTATCGTCTATTGACAGCTACACGGGAACGAAGGCGGTTATGTATGGGTTCCGATACGGTTCTACAAAAGGCAACGAAGGGACATCTTCGGTGAATTTTGTGGTTTCTGCCGGCACAGACGGAAGTGAAAAATCGGTCATTGGGTACAACTACAACCAAGACAAGGTTTACCCGAAGGGTGCATGGGATTTTTCGAGTGCCCAAGTGAGCGGATTGGTGGTGCGGTTTTCGTGATTGCAACGAATGAAGACGCGTATGTAACGCTCACGGCGAACCCGGCGGCATGGCGGATCGAGTTTACGTTAGTGCCGAAGGCCGGTGTGATTATCGGGTGTTGGGACTATCTGATAACGCAAGAGTACGGTGCCGGGCTTTCCGAACAGATACTTGTTATGAACAGTGACGGGCAGACGGACTACGACAGCCGGTATTCGGCGGAGCATCCGTTTACGGCTGCGGTAGACGTATGGAACTGTTCGCTGATTGACGAAGAAAAAGATTATTCTATTACGGTCATGTACGACCTGTACGAGAACGGCATTCTCAAAGAACAAAGCCGCTCTATCGGCGTTCAGGTAACGACAGAGCCGCGGCATCAAGAGCCGCCTGCATTGGCGGGAACGCTGCCGATTGAGGTTTTATCGGCGTTTCCGGGACGCAACATGTGTTCGGTGAGCATTGGTATCGGCTTACAGCACTACAACGGGACAGGCACGGTTTCCGTGACGGCGGCGGTGACGGGTTTGACCTCCGGCAAATCGAAGACCATAGGGCAAGGTAAGATGTATTACACAGAGACTACGGTGACGGGGTCGGACGGAGAGCGGTACAAGCGGGCTTTATACACGTTTTCGGTACTAAAGGAAGATTTATCATGCGGCAAAATAAAGGTGGATGTAGAGGTTGTTTACAAAGTAAAACGATATGACGCCACGGAAGGCGCGTATGTGACTGACACCTACACGTCGAACGGTAGCCTTATTTCGAAGATCCCATTCGGGTTTCTCTATTTGGAAGACGGCGGCATTTTCAAGGTGACGGCGGACGAGTGGAACGAATTTATCCATTTGCTTATCGGAGAGATTTCGCGGCACGGCGGTGTGGCACAGAACATTCCGGTTGATGCGGTAAAAGGAAACGTTTTTTCGGTGGCGGATATTCTTGCGGTGCGGGCGTTATTTATGGAGTTACGCGGTTTAGGTGTATCCGGAATGCCGGATGATGAAGAATTTCCGGCGTTTTCGAAGATGGGCTTCGGGAGGGCGGTCACCGGAAGCATGACGGCGTATGAGCTATTTTCAAGGTTTGAAGCGTGGGCGGCGGCTTCGATGGAGAGTTAAGGAGAAAAAACATATGCAGACAATAAGTGCGGCAAGCAAATATGATGGACTGAAGCGGTGTGAAACGCTGACCAACGAATATTCGTTACATGAGGATTTTTTACTTCTTGCAAGCTATTGTGAGAAAGCGGCAAAGGCGGCGTATCTTTTGGAACACGCGTCGCCGACCGACGAAGAAGCAAAGAAGCGGAGCGAAAATGCGTTGCACGAGGCGTTCGGGCGCATTGAAAACATGATTTGTCTGATAGAAGGATACGAAGGAGCGAAAAAGGATGATTAAGGTTATCGGAAAGCGATTACTCATTCCGAACAAAGACCGGCTTATCGGGTTTGAAGGTGACAATCAGACCGGGCGGCTGTATTTTTCTTTCCGAAAAGAATTTTTTACGGATGTGTTTGGAAGTGAAAGCGATCTTTCTGTTTCGGCGAAGCTGCAGGCATCTGGAGCAAGCAAGGCGGTTGCCTATATTTTAACGCCGGTAGCGGATTTATCGAATGCACAAGAAAGTGTTTACGAACTTGAAATTCTTTCCGGCATGGTACAGGCAGTCGGCGAAATCAAGTTACAGCTTATCATTCTCAAAGACATGGGAAAGGATGAGAATCAAAGCGACATTCCGGATTTGGAATGGAACAGCGAGACACAGAGCTTTTATGCATGCGATTCACTCGATTTTGAGACGTATTCCGGGAGTACGGGAAGTGCACAATTAGATGCGTTCAAAGAGATTCTTTCCAAGATTGGAGCAAAAGCGACGAATGCGGTGGAATCGGCGACAGCGGCTTCGGAAAGTGCGGCTTCTGCCAAGGGATATGCGGAAGCGGCGGAGAAGGCGGCGGCGGAAACAGAGACAAATGCAAATGCGGCGGCGGAGAGTGCGAACACGGCGGCGGAAAAAGCGAGTGAATCGGAAAGCGCGGCAGGAGCTGCTGGAAAAGATGCGGCAAGTGCGAAGGCATCTTCGGAGGCGGCAGGGGGCTTAGCGGAAAAAGCGGCGGCAAGTGCGGCGGCGGCTTCGGCAGGTTCGCAAGCGGCAGAAAAAGCAAAGGGAGCTGCGGAAAGTGCGAAAGAAGCAGCAGAAACGGCAAAGGCAGCAGCGTTGAACGCGGCGAATGATGCAAAAAATGAAGCCTTTGCTGCGAAGTCACTTGCTCAATTAGCGATGGACGCCGCCGGTGCGGCCAAAGCCGGTGCGAAAAGTGCTTCGGACAATGCGGCGGCTTCTCTTTCGCACATGAACGAAGCGGCGCGGTACAGTGAAGAAGCCAAGGCGGCTGTGAAGGATTTTGACGGGCATATAGATTCGCACGACAACCCCCACAAAGTGACGGCCTCACAGGTTGGTGCGTACAGCAAAGCGGAAATAGAAACGGCACTTGCTGGGAAGCTTGACAAGGTTTCGAGCTTTGTCCGCGTTTATCCGGGTGTCTATGCGACGAATGATACTGATGGCACGCCGCATTTAATCACCGCTACAAGCGATTTGAGCTATATCGGGACGGGCGGAGGGTACATACCGCTTTATGCTCCCGGTGGGCAGTTAAAGACGGCAGAGCCGACCGCGGATGATTCGGCGGCAAATAAGGAGTACGTGGATGTAAAGATTGAGGGAATCAAAAAGATTGCCTTGCCATCTTACTGGGAAACGGCACTTGAAACGGCGGTGACAAGGGCGCGGGAAAAGCAAAATTTGGCCGGAAACAAGTGTGTGAATTTTGTTATGTTGTCTGATATGCATGTTGATGTAGGGTATATTGGCTATGTACAGCATATTGGGAATATAGCCCAAAGCGCGTGTGAAAAGATTAATATCCCGCTTGTTGCAATGCTTGGCGACCATGTAACGGCATCTATCAGTGAGAGTGTTACGGACATGGCCGCAAACGGCGAAGAGTGTATGCAGATTTTGAAAAACATACCAGCTGACAATCTGTTAAACGTACTCGGCAACCATGATATCAACGGCGGCACAGGTTACGTTACGTCTTTAACGCAAGCGGAAACATTTAACATTTTACTGCGGAAAGAATCCCAAGATTTTCGCCGCGTTTGGGACGCAGACGGGCGGTATTTTTATCTTGACAATACTCCGCAAAAAACGCGGTTTATTTGCTTGTATACAAACTGGTGGGACAAAAGCATCTTAAACGGAAATACGGCGTCATTGCGGTATCAAGACAGCTTCGGTTTCGGGCAAGCGCAGCTTGACTTTTTTGTTAATGCGCTGTCAACGGTCGGCGAAGGTTGGAACATTGTCATTTTGCAGCACGCACCGACAAGTGACATGTACAATTGGCGAGATGCGGCCGTCTTCCGCGGAATTGTCAACGCGTACAAGGCGCGGGGGACCTATACAGGCAGTTACACGGGAACAAGCGAGTGGATGAATGTATCGGTGACATGCGATTTTTCAGCCGTGAAAGGCGACATTATAGCAATATTTTGCGGACATCTGCACCAAGATAAAATATATGCCGAAGGCAGCAGTTTCGCCGGCGTAAATGTGCCGGTAATTTCCGTTACTTGTGCTACAAACAGCCCATATGGAGTAAATCCACAGGCACGCACACTCGGAACAGCGTCCGAAACTGCATTAGATATTGTAACGATTGACACAGAAAATCACAACATATACATGACACGGATCGGCGACATTGGGAACGATCGCGAAACGGCATATACAGTTTACACGCCAAGTGCAGGTTATACAAATCAGATACCAATATCGGTAGAGCCGAGCAGTGACAGCATATATCACTCCGTCGGTTACTGGAAATCAAGCAGAATATCCTCGTCATCACAGTCAGCGGTAGCCGTAACGAGTGGTACAAGCCCCGTCTTTACAACGGGTCTTATCCCGTGTAAAAAAGGCGATGTTATACGGCTTAAAAATTGTTGGATTGATCCGGATGGCACAGCGGCAGTGTACGGGCAAGCACCGGGTGGCTGCAACACTCTTGGGTATAATTCGGACAAAACAGTTCACGGCTTACTCGGATCATGGCTTACGTTTGACGTCGGACACGATTATTTTACTGCAATCAAATATGACAGCGACGGAAATGTTATACAGTTTACAATGTCAAGTGCGGTTCCGAGCAGTTTGGGCTATATCCAACTGACGCTTGGCGGTGACGCAGAAACGGCAATTTTGACTATCAACGAAGAAATCACGGAAAGCGAGGTGGGATAAATGGAAAAGAGCGAGGTTATAAGCATCATTTTACGGTGGCTAATCCCGTTTATATGCTGTGGTTTTATCACGTGGCTAAACGGGTTCCACGGAAAAAACAAGGCCATGCAGGAAGGCTTGAGAAGCCTTTTGAGGGCTGAAATCATCCGGGCGTACGAAAAGTACACCGAGCGTGGTTACTGCCCGATATATGCACGCGAGCCGCTGACAAAGGTGTATGAGGCGTATCACGCCATGGGTGGCAACGGGACGGGCACGGACTTTTACAAAAAGACGATCGCCTTGCCGTTTGAATGAGGTGGCGCGGCATGAGGTTTTCAAAAAAGATTGTTATCACGATGTTTGTGACGGTATTTGCGTTCGTGGTAACCATGATTTTAACCTATTGGTTCAAGGGCGGTGTGCCGGACAGCCTTATTGAGCAGTTCTTTGGGTTCTTCGGCATTGAGGGCGGCGCGTTGGCGATTATTAAGGTCGGCGAGGCGTTTGCCGAGAAGTTGGACAAAAACAAAAAAGAAAAGCCGTCCAAGACGGCAAAGAAAGGAAGCAGAAAAGAATGAACAAGATTAACTGGAAACAGAAGCTGACCAGCCGCAAATTCTGGGCGGCGGTCGTTACGTTTGTCACGACGGTTTTGGTCGCGTTCGGTGTGCCGGATTTGACCATTGAGCAGGTGACCGCGATTATTACCGCCGGGGCGAGTATGATCGCTTACATCATCGGTGAGGGGCTTGTGGACGCCGCGAGGGTCAAGGCGCAGGGCGCGGGCGAGAAGAAAGAGGAATGACTATGATAAGCTGCTTCAAAGGCAAATTCCGTTTGACAAGTCCGCGCGGCGACCGGGTGTTAAACGGTGTCAAAGGCTATCACCACGGCATTGACCTTGTCGGGCTTGACGACACGACGGTATACAGCATTGTGGACGGCAAGGTCCGCACCGGTTCGGACAACAGTGCCGGGAACTATGTGTGTGTGACCATCGAGGACGGCAGGAGGGTATATTATTTCCACCTTAAGAGCTTCAAGGTCAAGACCGGCGATGTGGTCAAGAAGGGACAGGCCGTCGGGATCATGGGCAACACCGGGCATAGCTTTGGGGCGCACACGCACCTTGAGTTGAGGGTCAAGGGCACGGCGCACAAGAGTCTCGATATTTCCGAGTTTACCGGGATTCCGAACAAGGTTGGTGTGTATGAGTACAAGGAGGACGGCGTGAAGCGGAACAAATACAGCTATGATGATACCGTGGATGCCATGATACAGGACGGTGTGACGGATGTGAAGAACATGGCGAACTGGGAGAAGATGCTTGACGGCCGGGAGAAGTTGGAAGCGAAGTATGTGAGGGAGATCTTCCGGAGGTATCATGAAAAGTTGAATAAGAAGTAGAAAAAACCGATAACGCGTTACAAGGAGAAGCCATGGATACATTTGACTTACCGACGAGTACATGGGAGCAAATGATAAACGAGTGGATCTTTAACGAGCGTGACCGCCAAATATTAAAACGGCGCATTTTAGACGGTGTATGCTTTGAGCCGCTTGCCGATGAGTTTGACCTCTCAGTGCAACAGACCAAAACCATTGTATACAAATCGCAAAGGATTTTGCAAAGCCACATAAAATAGCCGATTACAATATTAAAAAAGTACAAAAGCCGATTGTTTATTTGCTCGTAAACAATCGGCTTTTTTGTTATAATTTAGGCAGATAAGGAGGGCAAAACCATGAATCAATACAACCCATATGCGACTTTTAATCCGTACTTTCCGCAAGCGTCAATAAACGGAAATTTCCCGGCGCAGACGGCGCAAAGCGGCATGAGTGGGAATGTGCTTAGAGTATCCGGCATAAACGGCGTAAATGCCTTAAATATCGCGCCAAATGCAAGCGTTTTGGCACTGGATGACACTGCCCCGATTTTATGGTACATACAGACCGACAGTGCCGGTTACAAAACGCCGACGGCTTACGACATTACGCCGCACGTGGAACAGGCGGCGAAGGTTGAGAATGATTTTGAAATGCGTTTGAAGAAAGTCGAGGAATACATCAATGAACAACAATCCGGTATTAAATCAAATGCAAGCGGCGCAAAGCGTACTAAATCCGCAGATGATAGCGCAGATTAAAGGGATCGCGAACAACATAAACAGCCCCCAAATGCAAATGGTACGGCAGATGACGACCGGCAGAGGTATCACGCCGAAGCAAGCGGTCGAAATGCTTTGCAGACAACAGGGGATTGACACCAACAGCTTTATGGCACAAATCAATGCGGCTTTTAATGGACAATAACGATTTTCGGCGCGCGGAATCGATATTGATAAATAATAAAATTACAGGAGGGCAAAACATGGAAAACGGATTATCTGCATCGGATGTTGCATTGATGAGCAGAAACAACGACGGCGGCTTTGGCTTTGGCGGCGACGGCGCGTGGATTTTTGGCTTGTTAGTGCTGCTCGGTCTTTTTAACGGCGGCTTTGGCGGCTTCGGCGGCAATCGCGGCGACCGTAACGCCACCGTCGGCGACGTACAGAGAGCGACAGACTTTGCCGCGCTCGAGCGTCAGAACAATGAGGGTGTAGCAGCTACCCGTCAGAGCGCATACGACGTTATGACAGCCATCAAGGATGGCAATTTTAACGTACTCGGCGAGCTGCGCGACATCCAGTCCGGCGTAAATGCCGGTTTTGCGAACCAACAGAAATGCTGCTGCGAGACGCTGCGTGCGATTGACAGTGTCAATTACAACGGAGCTATCAACACGGCGGCTATCAATGCGACCACCACGGCACAGACCCAAAAGATTTTGGATGCGATCGCCGGAAACAGAATGGCAGATATGCAGAACCAAATCAACCAGTTACAGTTACAGGCGGCTCTGTGCGGCGTTCCGCGCACGTCTCCGTATGGTTATGCGGTCGTGCCGAACTTTGCCGGTTGCGGCGGCTGTAATAGCGGCTGCGGTGTAGCTGTATAACATCAAGACGCTTTGCATATATCTATGCACACGGGCGCGGCTGTGTGCCGCGCCTTATCTTTTTAAGGAGGGACTATCATGTGTAACAACACACGTTATCAAAAATCCATTGTAAGAGCCTACAACAATGCCACGCAGACCATCACAGCCGATCAGACTGCACTTGCTTTACAGGGTGCGCAGGTGGTAAACAGCGGCTGTTCTGTTGGCATGGAGACGGCGGCCTATCGTATCCGTACAGGCGGTATTTATCATATCTCCGCTGATGTTACGTTGACTGCGACGGCGGCCGGAACGGCGACGGTGCAAATCGCCTTAAACACGGTCGCTTTACCTTGTGCTGTCAGCACGGTGACGACAGCGGCCAACGGAACGTACACGGTACACGTTGAGACCGATATCAGCGTGCCTTGCTGCCCGGCTGTAGGCGGCAGGACGGTAACTATCACGGCTGGCGGTGTTGCCGGTACGGTAACGCACGTATGCTCCGGCGTAACGCGTCTTGCGTAAAATGGGGGTGTGAGTATGGACAAGCAATGCATTTTAGGGGTTGTCCGCACCATAACCGACGGAATACGTGACGCTGGTATGCAATACGACTATGTTGTAGATGCGCGGCGGTGCGGTGAGACTGCGCTTGCCGAGATGCATTTACTCGAGATGCAAAAGCGGTTAAACGGTGTGCAGGAGTGGTACAAAAAAACGATGTCGATGATGTCGGGCGAGATTGAGCTTGACACGCTGTCCGAAGCTCTGATACAGGACTATATGGACAGATATCGCGATCTTCTGCGCAAGTTTGATTCCGCGAAGCAGTAAGACGGGGATAGGAAAGCCGCGCAAACGCGCGGCTTTTTCATTTCAACTTTCATTTCAACTTTTAGTCTAAAATACCGGATTTTAGTCTAAAATTTTGGATTTTGGTCTAAAATTTTAGACGGCCGAAACACGCATGGTTGAGCCGAAAACAAAGAAAACCGCTTGAATAGCGGTTTTCCGGTTTGGTGGAGCATAGGGGACTTGAACCCCTGAATTAATCCTGAAAAACTGCACCATTACTCTGCTTTTGAAATTCCGTTTCAACTTTCATTTCAACCTTTTTCTGACAAAAAATCGTCGAAATAATTATCAACGCTTTTGTCAATTTCGTTTTTGGTATCTTCCATAATATGCTGATAGACATTTTTTAACATATTATCGGTTGAGTGACCCATACGTTGCTGCGCATATTTGTTTGGTATGCCCATTGCTAAAAGCACAGAGGCGTAGTAATGACGCAGATCGTGCAGCCGGAAATGCGGAAGCTCTAAACGCTTTAATATATGGTCAAATCTGCCATATATTGCTTCTCCTGTCAGATTGACAACCTTTTCGCTTTTAGCTGTTTTTTTTGCTTCTTTTAGTTTTTGCATGATGCTTTCCGGGACACTTAATATCCGATATCCGGCTGTACTTTTGGGCCCTTTTTCAAATTTTTTTGCATTAAGCCCGGTAACAATGGCTGTGTCTATCCGTATTGTGCCCTTATCAAAATTAATATTTTCCCATTTTAGACCAATTAATTCGCTTCGACGCAAACCGAGACAAACAGCCAAAAGCAAAGGAATCTCCATTTCTTTCTCGACAACATCGTCAAGTACCTGTCGCATTTGCTTTTGCGACGGGATAGAAATTTCGTACTTTATTTTTTTTGGCAATACGACGTTATACGAAAAATCAGGATAATACTTTTTTAGTACCACAGAAAGAAAAGCACTAATATTACTCACTGTTTTTGGCTTCAAGTGCGTCGTTTCTTCGTTTATTGCTGCTTGGATTTTTTCGTTGGTTAATTTTGAAAGCGGTAAATGCATGATGGACTTTAACCGCAGACGATATATTTGGTCATATCCGCAAATAGTAGACGGCGACAAAATATTGCTCATACTATCGAGGTAACGCCGCATAGCTTCGGAGAGCGTCATATTTGCAATTCCGATAGTAGACTTTGTTTTCTTGTTCAAATAATATTCCGCCGCCAAGTATTCCGCTTCTTTTTTGGTTGGAGCGGTAAAGGACTTAAAGACCTTTTTCCCGTTTTCGTCTGTATATTCCAACGCGCGGACGTTCCAGTTCCCTGACGGCAATTTTACAGCCTTTGCCATGATATCACCTTCCTATAATTCAAGCTCCGGGTGGCCGGAGCTTTTTTTATTATGGATCGCAGACCGAACGGGGTCATAGTTAGTGGCGTTATGATTCTACATGGTGTCTATTCCCGATTTTATATACAAACAAAGCATGTTTTTTGCTACGCTGCCCAACGTTGCTGTTACTATGAAAGCACAAAACAACGATACAAATGTAATTATATCACCGAAAACGTCATATTCTGAATTGCTTGTTTTTACTCTGTAGATATACGCCGGTGTGTTTAAGACGGTAATATAGATTTGAGTTACATCCGCACTTGCGTCGAAAATATAATATGCTCCTTCTTCCGGCGTAAAATACTCGTCTATGATCCACGCGGTTTCGTTATTAAAAAAATGTATTGCCACAAGCTTATAGGTTTGGTCGGCCGGTTTGTCACGGTCTATATACACTTCTGCGCTTTGAAAGAGTACAGAATCGCTTGTTTCATATTTTGCAGTATAACAATAGGTTCCGGATGGAACGCATTCGATATCTTGATTGGTTAAGCGGTTTATGACATTTGCATTGGAGAGCCATGCATTGGCAGAAAAGACTGTCAATAATGTTGCCAAGAACACTGGATGTTGCAGAAAGAGTTTTGAAGAAACTCTGTTTTGCAAGAACAAAAATTCAGCAAACGATTTTCTTGTGCTTATTGAGCGCAAAAAGGCTGAAAGGATTGTAATTAAGATAAGTGCTGTAACTGCCACGGTTATCCACTTTTGAACGGTGTGAAGGTGGTTGTTAGAACAATACCATTTTATTATAGTATCCATATTTCCTCTATCTCAACAGCTGGGCTCTTTCATCAAGCAATGATTCCATTTGCATGTTTCCTTCGCAATAAACAGAAACAAGACGATCATGGCGAATTGCATAGGATGCTGAAGCATAATAAGATGTAAGTATAACAAACAAAAAAACAAGGGTTAAATTAAACAAGGTATATAAATCAAACCAAGTATTGGGCTGATAGCTAAAAGAAGGGATCTCCGGAGAGTAAGACGGTTCAGTCAATAAAAAGCACTGATATTCCACGCCGCGGCTTTCATAATAAACACCGTCCAATGCTTCCGATATCGGTGTGTTTTCAAAATCAAAATAGCCGCCGTTACTCCAATAGGCTCGTCCAACATAAGCAGTATCGCCTTTTACAATAACCTCTGCCGGAAGCGTATACTCTTTGAAAGTATTCTCGTTGATTACTTGCATGGCAAAGCAATATTCTCCGTCCGTTAAGTAACGGAGATCATATTTTTTCCAGTCGCGGAACAGGTTTCTATTGCCCAAAATTGACACGCTGATAACAGCGAACACAGCCAAGTATGTAAACACTTTGGATTCCATAGAAAGGGAGAAGCTTAAATAGTAATCTTTCAGACGCATGAAGTGCGCAAAGAAAAAGCCACAGTCTTTATATTCGTACTTTCGCCAAAAGAAAAAAGAACGAACAAGCGAAAAAACAAAAGGGACAGAAAAAAGCAACGGCAGGACAAATGCAACAAACGTGTTTGTTATCGGTTTGAAAGCCATTTTTCCACCTCACATCTTAAACTACATCACTTTGAAAGGCAATTGCTTTACCGAGAATATGAATCTGGTTCAGCTCATCGCCGACATAGACAAGCGGCTCATATTTTGGATTTCCGCATTTAAGACAAGCTTTCCGGCGTCCGGATAGTAATACATACGCTTTAATGTTGATTCGTCTTCGATGATAACCGCGGCGATCTCGCCGTTATTCACCACATCTGTTTCCTTTATCTCCTATAATTAAATTTTGATTCGACAAATTATGACAAAAAGACGTTATTTTAACCAAAATGTTTCGAAAAACTTTGGTAACATTTCATCTTGACGTTTTGCGATTTGTGTTGTATAATGATTGTAGTCGCGAAAAATAAGCGATAACAAAAAATAAAGGGGCGTGAAAAATGTGCAGTTTACCGAAAAATTAAACCGACTAACAGACAGTGAGCTAATCTTGCTTATTGATCGGCTGAATCATCCGGAGGCGTTTTCTCCCGTTTTTCCAAAAGATAATCGGCAAACTGTTCGAGAGCCTTTCGATCTTCTTCCGGCATTTGAGAGTACTTCTGCATAATATATGATATTTTTTCTTCCCTGCTCATTTGAGCAGGGTCTTTTTTTTGCTCATTTTTAGGCACAGAATTCTGCTTAACATCGGTTTCGCCGAGTATATACTCCGGTGTTGTATTCAAATATTTCGCTAACAGAATCAAAGTTGGTTTTGTTGGTGAAGCTTTTCCTCTTTTCCAATCCGAAATGTTGCCGGATGAAATACTAAGGTCACGCGTCAAATGAGATGCTTTTATCCCATTTTCTGCCATTAGTTCAAAAAGCCTCGGGATTTTTGAATTTTCATATGTTTTCATAGTACCACCATTTTGCACAAAATTTACCATTTGAAATTGTGCAACTATACAAAATCTCGAAAATACGAAATAAACCTCGAATTTCGTATTGACAAAGCTCGAGTTTCGAGATATAATATACTCAAGCAAATACAAATTGTGTCGTTGATATTATAATACAACAATCCAAACAATTTGTCAATAGGCAAAATGCACAGAAAGGAAGTGACATTATGGATGAAAGAAGAGGCGTTATGTTTAGAATGCGTGTCGGAATGTGTGGAAAAAAGTGCGTTGATGTTATCAAAGCAATCAAGGACGACAAGAAAATCTGCGTTGACGCTACTCGTTTTTCGCGAGCCATTAGAGGGTTAGACGACACGCCGTCGGCAAAGCGCATTTGCGAAGCTGCGGAAGAGATTGTGACCGCGTGGGAAAAGGCGCAAGGCCGCGTTTGGGATGACAAGGCAATCGGATTTTAATTGAAAGAAAGGAAGATGAAAGATGGCACTAAAAGAGACCGCGCCGAAAACAGACGGTGCAAGAAAGGACTACATTGAATATCGTTTTTGCGGAGATCTCGAGACTTTTCAAGGCAACATTGCAAAGCATATAGCGTGCATAATGCCGCATATGCTTCGAAAAATAGCTGACGTTCTCGACGGGATAACGAGCGAAGCAGACAAGCAAGCCGCGAACAGAGAAGAAGATCACACAAACCTCAAAATAACGATTGACATTCGGCCGGATTAGGAGGTAAAAGACTATGCCGAGACTTAGAAAGACACCGGAACAGCAAGCAGATATGGCTTTAACTGAGATGATAAAAGCCGGTCAGTTACGAGCCGGGAGACCGCAGACAGGAGAAGACTTAGGCAAGGCATTGGGGGTGTGCCGGTCGACCGGGTACACGATCTTAAACAATCCAAGCCAGCTTATAGAGCCGTTAAGGCGGTTTTACAAAAGCTACCGGATGCCGGTGGACGAGATGCTCGAATACATACGAAAGGCGATTGTGGCATGAATCTGAAAAAGGCAATGCGTTACTACTTAGAATGTCTTGACGCGGTAACGGTGGACAAGCTTAGCGATTTACTTGACATCAAGCAGGCGCAAGCGCAGAAGATAATCAATTTTGCATACGATGGGAATCCGGCATACGGTACAACGACGTGTTTAGCTTTTTGCAGAGAATTAGAAGCTATTGCGCGTGAGAACGGTTATCCGTATTCGTTGGATGCGTCCGGAAAATGGTTATTAAACGTAATCGAAATACGCGACATTTTACGGTTATGTGAGATACGGACGATTGACGTGATGTGTGCCGCAGGAATTGACAAGAGGATTGCGCAAATCCTACTTTCCAGCAAAGAAAAGCAGATTAAAGTTAAACCGGAAACGGTCAAAAAGATTTGCGATTTGATTGGTTCGCTCCCAGAAGAAATCGCAGAAAAAGAAAGGAGTGCATGACAATGTGCAACAAAAGGCGGCGGAACAAGGACAAGCGGACGATTGCGATTGTTCTCGGACTGTTGGCGGCGATGTTACTGATTGTGGCGATTTGCTCACGGGAGAGCGAGAGACCGAGACGAGAGGACTTTGTACCGGTAACGAGGGTGATTAAGGCCGGTGACACGGCATGGCAGATTGCCGACGAATACTGTCCGGAGACGCTGGACAAGCGAGAATATCTTGGGTGGTGTGAGCAGTTAAATGGCGGCAGCATGGGTTACATACGGGTCGGTGAGCCGGTTTTATTTTTGGAGTGTGTGAGATGATACGGGACGGTCGGTACACGGTATGCCGGGTCGGCACACTACAAATTTGCGTATGCCGACAAAAAGAAATGACCGCCGGTGTGCTGCCGACGGTCACGAAAGAAAAATGAAAGACACAAGGTACATGCAAGGCACATACATCATGCTTTGAGTAAAGTATAACACAAAAAATAAAATTTGTCAAGAGGAAAGGAAAATGAAAGATGTGCAGATTTAAGTCGGGAATCATCTTAAAAGACCGGGTATTTATACCGGACTACGACAGCCACGAAAATATGCTCAAAGAGCTTAAGATCGAGGACACGGAAGACAATGCCAAGCGGTTATTTGTCCGCGCGGAGTTAGTGCCGCCGAATGATGATGTCTTTGCCCCAGTGTCGGAGTGGAAATATCATGTAGATCAAGATATCCTGCCGGACTGGTATGTGGCCGAGGTTGACGAGCAAAGGACGCGAGAAGCTGTTGCGGAATGGGCAAAGGAGCATATCCATGTTGGCGAAAAAATTGAGAAGATCAACAGCGGTACGCATTGGATTAAAGACTGCGAGGTCGAGCGCATCTACGGCTCGGCAAAAATCGAAGCTATCTACGGCTCGGCAAAAATCGGAGATATCTGCGGCTCGGCAAAAATCGAAGCTATCTACGGCTCGGCAAAAATCGGAGATATCTACGGCTCGGCCGAAATCGGAGATATCTACGGCTCGGCCGAAATCGGAGCTATCTACGACTCGGCCGAAATCGGAGCTATCTACGGCTCGGCAAAAATCGGAGATATCTGCGGCTCGGCAAAAATCGAAGCTATCTACGGCTCGGCAAAAATCGGAGATATCT